CTCCTTCCAAAGATAATCACAAGTATACGCTTTCCTAGATAAATGTCAAGTGTCCACCTATATGGACCATTAATGCCATTAGCTTTGTGGCCCCAAAGCTGCCACCCCCACTGAGTATCCCAAGCGCTATACTTCAGTGGCTTCTTCGGATACCAGCGAAATCTAATCACTGCCAAACAGCTCCCGCATACGTTTAAGCTGACGCTCTCGCACCTCAGGGGGAGTAACGTATGGCTCAATAGCGGCGTCTAGGTCCGGATGCTCTTCTCTAATCCGTTCGAATGCTCGCTCCGGAACCATGTCGCCTTCACGTACGTGCCACCCCAGATGAGCAAGAGCTTCACGAGCAGTGCTCAATCTAGCGAAGCCAACATCTTCATATTCCTCGGGATCAGTCAGTCGACATCCGCAGCATTCGATAAAGCCAGAGGAGTGTTCGTAAACATAGACATCACTATCTACACCATTCATTCTCGCGTAACTCATTAAAAACCTTCACATTCTGGACAACCAACGTTGTCTACACATTTACGGGTGTTTTGAATAATTTTTATTGCCATCTGCAGTCCATACGCCCGCTGAGCAAAAATATCTCGATCAGGAACTAGTTCGGCAGTTTCTGAAAAAAACATCAATTGCTGACTACGACGCTCCAGTTCAGCAATGAGTTTACCGCGTTCTTCGTTGGCCCCGTCATCTAACCTATCGAAGGTAAACTCGTCGAACTCATCTAATGTAAAATCACGATAAATCTTGCGATCTTCTTTCTTATTCTTTGCCATCAGATAGCTCCTCTAGACGAGACTTATCACTATGTAGAAGCCTCAGAAAGTCAGTAACACTTAGCGTAATAGAATCACGAATGTAGTTGCCAGGCTCCATCTCGATACGGCTCGAGTAGTGCAACACAAACTCTCGGATTCGATCCCGCTCATTGTATTTGCCAGTGTCCATTACGATTCGAACAGCCAATTCCTGAGCCTCCGTCATATTTTCTAAGGTAATGGTTTTTAGTTCTGGGTTCTCTGCGTCTGCCATTTTTATCCTAAGAACTCTAAGGTATTGAACAAGGGGTTTGATACTAATACAGTTTTCTTTCCGTCAGTCCACTGCTCTCCGTCATACTTATAAAGATCAGCTTTAGGACTTTGATACCAGCCTAGTTGGTAGTTAGGTTTTTCTTCTTGTTTTTCGCCAACTAATTCTGGTTCTACCGAAGCCCTAAATTTAGCTTTGCCTGGATCCATAGTTTCACCAGCATTTGGACCAGAGAGTTTATACCACTTACTAGTACCACGAGGATCACTCTTAATAGCCCACAAGCCGTCAGAGCGTTTCATCACGTATGCGATATCTCCCTCTACTTTTAGGTCAAGTAGCTTTGACAAGTTATTGTCAAAACTAGAACTTAGATCAATGCCCGAGTGGGGGGTTTTAATGTATGTAGTCATTACTTAGTCACCACCATCAAAATCAGGCTTGGCGCACTTGCACCAAGCGTACCTACTGCAGTAACACGGTAATACTTCCAAGTAGGAACAGTTACCGAAGGTTCTGCTACCTGAGCAACCACTGCCCAAGAAGTTTTATTAGTACTTGCTTCCACCTTATAGGTGACGGCTCCAGCATTCAACACATTTGTCGAAGCCTTCCAAGACACAATATACCCATTTGTTGCACGGGTCGCACTGATTCCAGAGACCTTAGTAGGAACTTCTACCGCAGTAGGAGGTGCAACAACAATAGGTGCGTTTGTTACAACTTGTCCAGACAAAAACGCTGTACTTAGAAGGTAGTTTCCATTCGCAGACTTAGCATCTACTACAACACCAGATAGTGCACCAGACCGTAGAGCACCCTCTACTTCAGCAGGCTTAGCCTTAGGATTTTTTTCTAGATACAGAGCAGCTACACCAGTTACGTGAGGAGTAGCCATCGAGGTCCCAGTCATAGTCCTAGATCCGTTAGGATCGTTTAGGTTTTCAGAAACAATAAGACCGCCAGGAGCAAAAATATCCACACAGTTTCCCCAGCTAGATGTGTTGGTGCGGTAGTCGTTCTTATTAATACCACCAACCGTGAAAGCACGAGAAGCACCGCTCGGACTGTATAGACAGGCATCTGCTCCTACGTTAGAAGCTGCAACTACAGGTAAAAGTCCAGCGTCATAAAGACGACCAATAGCCGAGTCAACCAGCTTATCCTTACCAATAGTGATGCTGATATTGACAACTCCGGGCGTCCCTGCTTGGTGCATAGAAAGAACTTTGTCAATTCCAGCAACTAGATTTTTAGCAGTAACTCCACCACCGCAGTTATCAGTTACTTTGATTGAAACCAGCTTTACGCCACGAGCCACGCCGAACTCAGAGCTACCAATAATGCCAGCCACGTGAGTACCGTGACCCATGCAATCAACATCACCAGAAGCACGCCCACCAAAACCAGAGTCAGAAATGTTGACGCCAGAGTCCAAAACATAGGCGGTAACCCCAGCGCCAGTGAGTGTAGGGGGGTTGTATGAGCCGTCTAGGGCACCATCAATACGATCTAGGCCCCAAGAGGTTGCCACCATAGCCGAAGCCGGTAGCACGGAGGTGACTGAAATTACAGCAGCAGCCACAGCTGCGATTACCATGTTTTTCTTCATGGCACTAAACCTACAGGGTTTTTATAAAAATGTCAAATTAATCTAAAAACTTTTTTACCATCAAAGCCAAGTCCTCAATTGACCCGTTATTTAGAATCAATTGATCAAACTCATGGTAATCATTGAGGGCATGTTCTGAGATGTGATCATTGGCTGGACCCACTCCATTACGCATAACTCGCCAAACCTGACCCCCAAGCGCCTTTACAGCCTGTGCCTCATTAGGAAATCTAACATCCGCGAAAACAACCTTAGACCCGTCGGGGATTCGGTCAATAGCCAAATCAACCCAGAAGTTCTCGCCGAACATTTCTCGGCCTACTTCAGTTCCTAGCCTCTGCATGAGCGGACGGATGTCTGGGCTAAACTCTTTGACATTGTCCCATGAGGAGGAGTCACGGATCGCACTTGTTAGGGGGACATTCCTCATGTCACCATAAGTAATGTTTGGGTTTAGACGAAGAAGTGCTTCCCTCATGGGATCAGCAAAAGAAACTTTTACATACCCACCTTGAGTAACTAAAACATCCGCAACCGTATCTTTACCAGATCTGGCCCACCCAGAGAGACCGACGGCCCGCACTCGAGGGACCAATTGATCATCTTTCAGAACCATAATAGGCAGTCCAATTGCCTTAGCTACAGTAACTTCAAGAGAAGCACCTTTAGACTTCTGCCAGCCAGGTAGGACACAAACAGCATCAACTCCCAACACATGAGGCAGATCGCGACGCATATACCAACGCCAAGGGTTATTAGGGGCCTCCGGGCTACCTGCCGACTCTAACGCTGCTTGAACAGTTGCCCCGTCGTTGTGGGCTGGATTAATTGGCTCATGTCCTAAAGCTTCTAGCTGTTTCTCTACCTCAAAAAAAGCAGGGAAATTCCAGTCTTTGTAGCCAGTCATCGGACCAGCGATGTAGATCTTCATTACTTAGTTGCCTCTAGTAGCACGATAGCGTGGGTAATTCCAGAAATATACTGCTCGTTCATATCCAACTCTTGTAGAGCATCTTTTTCATTTCTCAGAACTTCAATAATTTTATCTCGCTCATCAGCCGCGCCAAGGGCGTATCCAAAGTCAGTCGAAGTTTCAATTGCAGATGCAATTGCATCATTCAAAGTTTCCTTAGCTGCCATAGCTAGTCGGACTGTAGGGCCAATCTTAGACACGATGATGTCGTCCTTATCTTCCATTACGGGGCAACTCTCCCGTTCTTATTGAAAGAATCATACGTAATAGGCATCTTTTCCGCAAAATGACATTCCATCTTCTCCGCAACCATTTCAATCTCGCGCTGAGGGAATGATGGGAAGTGAGTGCCCTCGCGCTGAGTGCGAAGACTTAGAAAGTTCATCAAGCTACGGGCATTCATTGTCACGTACATGGAAGAGTATATGCCAACAGGTAAAACCATTCGAGCAACTTCTCGAGCAACACCAGCCTCTAAAAGTTCTTTGTATTTACCGTAAGCAATAGACATTCCTTCAGCTAATCCGCCCTCAACCAGAGAGCGTTGATCAAGACTACCCTCTTCAAAGGTGTAAGCACCTGGCTTACCAATTTGAATTAAATTACGATCCGCGCCAGGAACATAAAACACCGGGCTCAGCTCCTTGTAGCGACCCGATTCTTCGTTATAGCTTGCGATTCGGTGGCGCATGAACTCTCGGAACACAAAGATTGGCGCTTCGATATAGAAGGTAAAAGCGTTGTGCTCGAAAGGTGAACCGTGGCGATCACGCATCAGATAGTTGATGAGGCCAGCGTCTTTTTCTAAGTCCACTATTTTTTCGTGGTTTCCGCTGACAGTAGATACACGAGCAGCCATTGCTACATCAGAGTCTTTTGCCATGGAGTTTACTAATTCTACGGTTACATCACTTCGAAACTGAATATCCATGTTTATATACTAGAGGTATTCCTCTTTGTTTTTTATCGTTTCGCCGCTATCTTCGAAATATCTTAAGTCAGAAATGTTTCCTTTACGAGCGTAGAAAAAAACTAGATTTTTTCTAATACCACTTTCTACTCTTTTAACCTCATGGATGTGTTCTACGTCACCTTTAAAATATAGAAGTTGACCCTGCCTAGGATGAATCAACACATTTTGAAGCGGAAACTCTATCTCCCCTCCAGTAAAGTCTTCACCCCAATTATTCAAATAAACTAAAGCCGAGTACTCCAACTCTTCGGGGATCCCGTCATCCCTCCAAGGAGACCCATCCAACTTGGTACTATCTGAGTGCAAAAGATTTTCAGCACCCTCTACCAGTTCTTGGTATGTGCAATTTACAAGGTCTAGTTCCAACCCGAAATGACGCTCCATCTCAGATTTAACATTCTTATAGATTTCTTCCAGCTTAGAGACGGCTTCTTCTTGAGCCTCCCTGTTGTAGTTACTTAGGGCTCTAGTCCCGTTTCCTACCGAAGCAGCTTGTACTGAAGTTTCATAACCCAAGGCACCCCTAATTCCAAATCTAGGAGTCTCCTGTAAAAGAGGGTCTAGAAGATCCATAACCACTTCACAAGTAGATTGATCAATAAAATCTTCAACTACTACTGGATCCATATTTATACCCCTGTAGACCCAAAGCCACCGCTACCACGGTCAGTCTCATCTAAACTATCAACTACAGAAAAAACCGCGGTCTCATACTTTTGAATTACCATCTGAGCAATACGGTCACCTTTGTTTACCAAGAATGGCTGATCCGAAGCATTGTAAAGAATAACCCCCACCTCACCACGATACCCAGAGTCAATCGTCCCCGGGGTATTTAATACTGTAATTCCGTGCTTAAGAGCTAGCCCACTGCGAGGGTGCACTAGGGCTACATATCCAACGGGGAGGGCTATTTTTAGACCAGTCTTAACCAGTACTCGGTCGCGCGGATATACCACACAGGCATCCGATGCCCGGAGATCAGCACCAGCATCACCAACATTGGCGTAAAAAGGCACTAATTCGGGGCTATCTACTTCTATTTGAATGTCAACCATTATTAAATCCTATCAGAGGTTCTACAGTAAAATTTTAGTATGAATAACGTAAATATCTCTAGAGTGATAGAAAAGATAGAAGCCGTAAGAAACGGTGAAAAAGCCTATGTATTTAAAAACTTGGCTCCAGCCACCCCAACATGGGATCAATTCATTGCCCACCTAGATGACGCTATTCACAACTTTCAACCTAGTCCGTCTCAGGAACCACTAGAGCAACGCATCATAAATGGAGTAATTCAACGTAGGCTGTTTTATTTAATGGTAGATGGCCCAACCCAGCACTACTACCCGGAGAGTCAAGCAGTGCATGACATTTTCAACGAAGCTTTGAATACTGAAATATCTCCAGTTAGCGCGTTTATCAATTTTATTGGTAGAGAGAAGGCCGGCGGAGCCCACACCGACAATAGAGAAACAATCTACTGGCAGTGCATCGGCGAGGCTGTTTGGCATATATATGACTCGCTAGAAGATAGATATCCTCGAGCAGAGTATGTTCTACAGCCTGGCGATGTAATTTTTGTTGCTGAAGGCGTCATACATCAAGTTAGGGCCGATCAGCCTAGAGCAGCCATAGGGTTTCAATATCGACCTAATGACCCTAGCTTTAATCGTCCAGAGCAACAAAATATATAATAGAGGTACCATGGAAGCAACTAAATCAATCTACGACATTCCCATTAAATCATGGGACGATAAAGCAGACTTTCTATCCAAGTACAAGGGCAAAGTTACTTTAATAGTTAACGTAACCGCCAATTGCGGAAATGCCCCTCAGCTAAAGCCTCTGGAAGAGATTTACCAGAAGTACAAGGACAGAGGATTTGAGATTGCAGCTATCCCTACAAACGACTACTGCGGTCCTGGAATCACCTACGACAAGTGGGTTGACGGTATTACCTGTGCCAATGATGCAAGAATGTACGCCATCGAGACTTATGCCGTAACCTACGACTTCTCAGAGATGATTACATCGCAAGTAGATGAGTATTGGCGCAAGAAGCGAGACAACTGGCGCGACCCACACCCACTCTATGAAGCCCTCACCCCTAAAGAGTTTCCTATGGGTGGCAACTTTGAAAAGTTCTTGGTTGATAGAGAAGGAAATTTGGTAAAGAGATTCCCTAACTTTACCCTTCTTGATTACTACTACGAAAACGTCAAGAATGGTGTAATAACAATTGACGAGCACGATCACGAGCCCCTCACCGCCGAGCAAGCTTACGAGTTGATCTGCTCTGAAATTGAAAAATTACTCTAGTGGACCTGGCGGGAATTGAACCCGCGTCCAGCAAAAGTTCCATCGTTCTTCTACAAGCTTAGGCTCTACCAGCCACGGTCCTGCGGGTCCACTGCTTGATTAAAGAGCTGCTGTAGATCGCTCTTGGTTGTCCTATTTATTTGAAGCCTAGCTGCCCACCTAAGACTAGTGCTTTGCTAGGGGTTCTAACTACTTATTGCTAAGCAGCTAGAGCGAATGTTGAACGTGATTCAGCATTTATATTTTTTGCTCGATCTAAGAGTTACGAGCGTCTCTGCTTGCTTCACCGACTTCAGTTTCACTGTCGAAACCAGTCAGGCCCTTGTATTTAGTTATATGTGTTGCGCTGACCATCCTGGATTCGAACCAGGAACCTTAGAGTTAACAGCTCTCTGCTCTGCCGTTGAGCTAATGGTCAATGAGGACGCCACCTCAAGGGTGACGTCCGACCCTATTGCTAGGGATTTTTCTGCCCAGCGCTGGAACAGGGTGTGCCAAGCCACTTATAACGAATTGACGGCTAGAGGATAGTTATAAGCTACCTTCTGCATTCAGCGAGTTTGGACACCCTACATACGTAGGAGCCGCACCGCCTAATTATTATACCTTATTTACCAGAAACTAGACGACGCTTCTCCGGGTCCCAGACCTTTGGGCGCTTCTTTGAAGCCTTTCCGTTCTTGCGGTCAGTAGTTGTCTTCTGAGGAGCCGGAGCTCCGCCACCCTTGCCTTTTGCCATGATTTCCTTTCGTTGATAGTCACATCCTACATAAAAACAAATGCCCCCGCAAGCGGAGGCATTTATTTTTAAAGGACGATTAGTCTACTTTTTTGTTACGAGCTACTTCAGCCTCAGCCGAGCTTGCAAATGCAACATCAATTTCTTCGTCAGAAAGGCTACCGTCAACAACGTAAGCACGAGCTAGAGACTCGGCTACCTCCATTACACCAACGAACGCAGCTACAAGAGCAGATTGCCAGAGTTCAACTCCAGCGATAGATCCAGCGGCCAAAACACCGCTAACCTTTAGGATCACAAGAGCAATAGTGCGCTTGAAGATCTTTTTTGCGATTTCCATATTTTCTCCCAAGAGTAGGTTGATTAGACACCCTCTCCCGGCAGTTATATTTTACCACACCTATTTAGATGTGCTTGGCCTCAGGAATCCTCATACGAACAGGCATTCCTCGGCGCAACTTGCGACGCTCCTGTTCGGTAAACCCACCCCAAATCCCCTGGGTATCCTCATTTTTGAGAGCATATTCTAAACATCGAAGCTTATAGGGGCAGTCACGGCAGGTCATTTTAGCCTCACGCTCCATCGGATATGCCGACCTGTTAGGCATCAGATTTCCGTCGGGGCGTTCTTCTGGAAAAAATGCATCAGGATCACTCTCAGCACAGGGGGCTGTTCCAAACTCCTCAAAATCAGGATAGTCTGCTGGAAGAATGGATCCTAAGAACATATGTAGTTACCCTCGTTTTGCGCTGAATCCGGTCCCTTTAAAAGTGATCGGAGGTGTTCCAAATACACGTATCAGTCTACCTGGACAGTCTGGTTTAACGCAAGTCGAGCGAGTAGCTTCTTCGCTCATTCCGCGAATTTCTTTGTACGTGTGTTCGCTATTTTCAGAGCACTTGTATTCATATGTTGGCATAGTTATATCTTACAAAAGAAAAACCACCCCGAAGGGTGGTCTTCTTTAGTTGTCTTTACCGCAAGGGCAAGATCCGCCGCATTTGCAGTCGTCCATAACTCCTCCTTAAAAGTCCCAGTCATCATCAGTTGTTGATTCGTGCTTACCCATAACGTAGCTTGATCCCGACCCAGAGAAAAAGTCGTGGTTCTCGTCAGCGTTTGGCGATAGAGCTGCAAGAATTGCTGGGTTTACATCAGTCAGTTCTTTAGGGAACAGCGGATCAAAGCCTAGGTTCATCAAAGCTTTGTTCGCGTTGTAGTGCAAGAACTTCTTGACATCTTCGGTTAGACCCTTTTCATCGTAAAGATCCGCGGTGTACTTGATCTCGTTATCATAGAGTTCCATCAGCAAGTCATACGCATATGTCTTAAGTTCTTCTTGACGCTCAGGAGTGGACTCGTTGTAGGCAAGCTGGAACTTGTAGCCGATGTAGTAACCGTGAACGGCCTCATCGCGAATGATCAAACGAATCAAGTCAGCGGTGTTGGTTAGCTTTGCCCTAGAAGACCAGTACATCGGTAGGTAGAAACCAGAGTAGAACAGGAAGGACTCCAGAAGGGTGGAGGCAACCTTGCGCTTTAGTGGATCCTCACCGTTGTAGTAGCTGAGAATAATTTCAGCCTTCTTCTGGAGATAAGGGTTCTCCTCTGACCAGCGGAACACCTCGTCAATATCTGCAGTAGAGCAGAGAGTCGAGAACACACTCGAGTAACTCTTAGCGTGAACCGATTCCATGAATGCGATGTTCGTGATCACTGCCTCTTCGTGCTGGGTGCGAGCATCAGGAAGGATGCTCATAGAGCCAACTGTGCCTTGGATAGTATCCAGCATTGTCAACCCAGTAAACACTCGCATGGTAAGCAGTTTCTCCTCTGGAGTTAGAGTTCCCCATGACTGAATGTCATTAGAGATAGCAACCTTCTCTGGAAGCCAGAAGTTAGCAGTAAGGCGGTTCCAGACCTCTAGATCAATAGGGTCTTCCACCTTGTTCCAGTTAACAGGACGTGAAATCATTTCTTGCCTTTCTTATAGCATGCAGCTAACACATTGTTCCACATCAGTTCCGTCTAGCGCAAGCTGACGAATACGGATGTAGTAAATGGTCTTGATGCCCTTTTTCCATGCGTAAATCTGTGCACGGTTAACATCGCGGGTGGTTGCTGTGTCTTTGAAGAACAGGGTTAGCGATAGACCCTGGTCAACGTGCTGGGTTGCAGCGGCGTAGGTGTCAATGATCTTCTCCGGGCCGATTTCATAAGCATCGTCAAAGTACTCGAGGTTATCATCAGCCAAGAACGGAGCTGGGTAGTAAACGCGACCAAGCTTTCCTTCCTTGCGAGTTTCGATCTTTGACGCAATCGGGTGAATCGAGCTGGTTGAGTTGTTGATGTACGAAATTGAACCGGTTGGTGGCACAGCCTGAAGGTTCTGGTTGTAGATACCATAAGTCTGTACAGACTTCTTCAACTTCTTCCAGTCATCCTGAGTGGGGATCTCGATACCAGCATCTGCAAAAATCTTTGCGACCTTGTCGGTAGCAGGCTTCCACTCCTGAGTCAGATACTTCTCAAAGAACTCACCGCTAGAGTATTTTGACTCATAGAACCCGTGGAAGACTTCGTTACGCTCCTTGGCAATCTTGTTAGATGCCTTCAACGCGTGGAACAAAACGGTGTAGAAGTAGATGTTTGTGAAATCCAAACCTTCTTCTGAACCGTAGTGGATCTTCTCGCGTCCAAGATAACCGTGCAGGTTCATCTGTCCCAGACCAATTGCGTGGGCACGCTTGTTACCCTCGGCAATAGAAGGCACTGAGTCGATGTAGCTTAGATCAGAAACTGCAGTAAGAGCGCGAATCGAAGTTTCGATGGTCTGAGCAAACTTACCGCCGTCCATTACTTTGGCAATGTTCAGCGAGCCTAGGTTACAGCTAATATCGCTACCAATGATGTTATAGCCAAGATCTGCTTTATAAGTAGACGGGGTGTTTACCTGAAGAATCTCAGAGCAGAGGTTCGACATGTTGATGCGACCAGCTACAGGGTTGGAGTTGTTTACGGTATCCTCGTACATGATGTACGGATAGCCCGACTCAAACTGAAGCTCTGCAATGCGCTCGAACAAAACACGAGCCTTGATCTTGGTCTTCTTGATGCGCGCATCGTCAACCATCTCTTGATACTTCTCAGTAACCGAGATGTCGCCGAATGGAACGCCGTAAACCTTCTCAACATCGTATGGAGAGAACAGATACATGTCGTCACCACTTTTAGCAAGCTCGAGCGTTACGTCTGGAATAACAACACCAATAGAAAGGGTCTTGATGCGAATCTTCTCGTCAGCGTTCTCGCGCTTGGTGTCAAGAAACTTTAGAATGTCTGGGTGGTGGGCGTTTAGGTAAACCGCACCTGCACCTTGGCGAGCACCAAGCTGATTGGCGTAGCTGAACGAGTCTTCGAGAAGCTTCATTACAGGAATTACGCCTGAAGACTGACCCTCGATCTTTTTAATAGGAGCTCCAGCCTCGCGCAAGTTGCTGAGGTTTAGTGCGACACCGCCACCGCGCTTTGAAAGCTGCAGGGCTGAGTTGATACCGCGGGCAATCGACTCCATGTTGTCTTCGATGCGAAGCAGGAAACAGGATACGAACTCTCCGCGCTGCTTCTTACCAGCGTTCAAGAAAGTTGGAGTTGCTGGCTGGAAACGACCGGTAATGATCTCTTCTACGAGCTTCATTGCCATTTCACGGTCCCCTCGAGCAAGAGTAAGTGCGTTCATTACAACTCGGTCTTCGAAACGCTCTAGGTACCGCTCACCATCAAAAGTCTTGAGGGCATACGAGCTGAAGAACTTGTAAGCACCCATGAAAGCTTCAAAGCGATACTTGAAAGAGTATGCATACTTAAAGACATCCTTCACGTACTCTGGGTCATACTGATCTAGCACTTCCTTCTCGTAATAGTCGTTGTCAACCAAGTAGCCGAGCTTTTCCTCTAAGCTGTGGAAGAAGACAGTGTTCTGGTTTACGTGATCTAGGAAGTAGGCGCGAGCAGCTTCTTTGTCTTTGTGGAGCTGTAATTTACCATCAGCATCCCACAGATTGATCATTGCATTTAGTTCGTGGTAGCTATATTTGTTGTCCACAGCTGGCTCAGCCTCTCTTTTACTTGAATAACATCGTCTGGTGTGCCAGTTATTTCTACTCGATACAGTAATGGCGCACCAGTTTTTACTGCAACGATTTCCGCAGCTTTGCAGTAGTGGACACCAAAGTTAGTGTTACCCGTACCAACGATACCGCGGAGCAAGTTTCTATTTTGCTCAATGTTCAAAAATTTTACGACTGACTTAGGTACAGTCCTACCCTCAGCTCCCCCACCATAAGACGGGACCACTAAGACAAAGTCTTTTTCAACAACCAAGGGGGACTTGTCATCCCACTTGATCGGGATTCTTGTGTTAGAAAAACCTAGTTTCTCTACAAATCGCTTGGTGTTTTCGGACACGTTCGAAAAATAAACGATGTCAAACACATCTGCCCCTTCTATACGGTAAGGGCGTTTAGCTTATCAGGTCGAAACCCACTCCAGTGTTCTTCACCAGCAATAACAACTGGAGCTGCTTGGTATCCAAGCGCACGAACACGAGCCATAGCTGATTCATCTTGGCTAAGGTCTACAGTCTCAAACGGCACGTCATTCTTTGCTAAGAATTTCTTGGTGCTTTCACACTGAACGCATGACGGGAGAGTGTAGACAGTTACCATTTTGAACCTTCCAAGGGTGATAGATAAGCCAAATCCTGACGTCTAAACTTGAGTTAGACCCGAGAACCGGGGTTTCGTCAGGAGCTGGAATACCAGTATAAGACAATTTCTTCGGACTGATTTTAGTCCGCTGAATAGAATAACGCGTCCATGATTTCAACGCAAATCGGGCACTTGCGAAGTTTTTCCGGGTCGCGAGAAGGTACAAAAATTTTTCCACAGATGGCTTGAATTGGAGTTCCTAATACATAACCCTCGGTAACAGAAACAGATTCAGCGTAATGCGCTAGCTTCTCATTCCCGTCTTCATCAAACTCTACGGTTACGTCAGTGGACTCTAATGTTTCAGTGCTCACAGTCAAACCTTCTTTAACATAGCTAGAACTTTGCTTAGTTTAATTTTGCCTAAGTATGAAGCAACATCTTTATAGCCATACGAAACAATCACATCATCTTTGTCTACAACCAGTCCAGCTGCAAACTCAATACGTGCGTCGGACAATTTAAATGTATCAGACAAGGCACATAGCTTACCGTTTAGATCGTACTTTGCAAATCTATGTAAATAGTGACGAACTTTAACATTTTTATATCCAAAGTAGCGAGGTATATACATATACACCAGTTTGACGACGGCTTCATGAATTATTGCCAAGTAGCCCCCTTCAATGGGCCAGAGCTGACTTCCACCCCTTACGTGTCTAACCGATTCCGAAGCTTCTCGAACTTTTACTGGGCCAACGCCATCTTTGTAGACGGCAATTGGATTATAAATGTAGTCAAACTTGTCAGATTTGGTCACTGGAGCCATCCAGTTCTTTTCTACATCATAAAGAGGGCCATCTTCATATATTTTCACAAGCTTGGCTTTTAGCCCTTCGAGACGGAATCTAGCGATCCTGGGCAGAGGCACAGAGGGCTCCTTAAGCCCCGCGGTAATTTCCCAAGCCCCATCCACCCAGTACAAGCGCCCATCTTCGGCACCTCGAGTAAATATAAGCCCAGCGTCTGAAAAATCAATTTTTTCCAAGGAGCTTATTTGCCAATCAGCGCCTAAAGTACCGAGCCACATATTGCTTTTTACAGTAGGGCCGTCGGTCATTTTGGCATCAGTAGTCGTAGGATCTAAAAAATAATTACTAGACCGGAAAAGAACCTTGTAACCCTCCTCTGGAGAGTAAGCAATAGAAGGATTGAAGGCAGACCAGCGATGATCAGCGGGATCAGCAAGTCTTAGGATGCGCCAAGTCTCTCCCCCAAAATCTTCAAACCCAATTTGCTTCATTTCATAATTATAGTTTGATTTTAAAAACCCTCAAAAACACAAGATGTAGTGGTCTTCTATAGAAAAAACACTAAATGTACGCAGAATTTCAACATCTTACCACAAAATAAATGAGGTACAATAATAGTGTCTTGTATTTAGCCGAAAGCCCGCCATGAGCACCCCTGCTGGTCTTTATAACATAGTAGCCAACCAAGGCTCTACGTTTTCCCGCACTATCGTGTGGCGTGATCCAGCTAAAAAGCCAATTCTTATGGAGGGCTACAAAGCCAGAATGCAAGTCAGAAAAGCAACTGATAGTTCAACTGTAGTTTTAGAGCTAACTACCGAAAACGGCAGAATCTCTCTACACAGAACTAACGGCCAAATAACCCTTCTGGTTTCGGATGAAATCATGGCTGCAATTCCAGAAGACAAATATGTATATGACCTAGAGCTAATAGCGCCAACTAGCGATGTATATATTTACAAATTAATACAAGGCAATTTTGTAGTTAGGTCGGAGGTGACTAGGTAATGGCTGGAGACATTCCAAGCAGCATTACTACTGGGCGCTACGTTAGGCAAATCGTAGTTACCGCACCTGGTCCGCAAGGTCCGGCAGGTATTGACGGTACTCAGAACTCTGATATACCAGATTTAGTTGCATACACGCACAACCAGAACGCAACGTCTAACTCGTGGACAATCGTCCACAACCTAAACTTCTACCCCAACGTAACGGTATTCGATAGCGGGGGATCAATGGTAGAAGGCGCAGTAACTCACAGCGACGAAACAACCCTAACCATTGATTTTTCAGCCTCGATATCTGGAAAAGCTCATCTCTCATAAGGAACCTTAAATGTCACGTCAATTCCTAACGGGGCTCAATCTTAATAAGAATGAGCTTCTAAATGCAAGAATCCAAAACCTATCAACTGCACCGTCAAACCCAGTAGCGGGTCAGATATACTACAACACTAGCGACAACACCCTTCGCTACTGGAACGGCACTGCTTGGCTAACTTTGGCTCAAGGTGGCAGCGTTGACACTGCAATTGCTAACGCAATTAACGCACTAGACACCGATGATATCGAAGAAGGCAGTAGTAATCTTTATTACACCACTGCACGTGCAAAAACTGATGCTGCAGCTCTTCTAACAAGTGCAACACTAACTAACATCACCATTACTGGTAACGGCTCGGGCCTAACCATCACCGCGGAAAACGGTGTTGCAGATTCTGATACTGATGATTTAGCCGAGGGATCAACCAACCTATATTTCACCACCGCACGTGTAGACAGCCACTTAAGCGGTGGCGACGGCATCACCTATTCGTCTGGTGCTATTTCAGCTGACCTAAAGACTAGCGGTGGCTTGTCTATTGATACGGGCCAGATCAAAGTTGACCGAACTACTGTCGATACTTGGTATGACGCAGCCGGATCAGCTAGTACTGTATCGGGCAATCTAACTACTCACATCAACGACACTAGCGCTCACGGAGTAAGTGGCGACGTTGTTGGCACCACAGACAATCAGACGCTAACAAACAAAACTCTAGGCTCAGGCATTGTCCTAAGTGCAAATGTTAGCGCCAATAGCTCGTACACCATTGCTAACCTAACTGCCCCAACAAGCAACGGCGATGCAGCTACCAAGCTATATGTAGACACTGCAATTTCAGACCTAGTTGACGGTGCTCCAGCGCTGCTCGACACTCTTAACGAGCTTGCTGCAGCCATCAATGATGACGCCTCTTTCTCGGCGACCATCACTACTGCTATCGGCGAAAAGGTAGCTAAGGCTGGCGACACCATGACCGGTGCGCTAACTCTACACGCTGACCCGACCAGCAATCTTCACGCAGCCACTAAGCAGTATGTAGATACCGAGATTTCGGATGCAATCAGTGCAACTAAATATGCAACCAATAACACCGCACTGACCCCTACTAGCGGATCTGTTACATGGACAGTGACTCACAACCTAGGATCTCGTGATGTTATAGTCCAAGTTTACGAAGTTTCAGGCTATGCTCAGGTAGAGGTAGATGTTATACGCACAAGTACTTCAGTAGTGACCCTCAGCTGGGTAGCGTCTTCTGAGGTAGCAGCAGACACCTATAGAGTTGTTGTAACAAGCTAGTAGCATTAGAAAGCACTAAATGTCTAGAAAGTTTTTAACCCCAGTAAACCTACCGAAGGGGAATACACTCCCTTCGGTAGGTTCCGCTGGCGATTTATTCTATAAACTAGACGAACAAGCACTTTATGTACATAACGGTACAGCGTGGGCAATATCTCAGGGTGGCGTCGGGTCATTTGCTGAATTGTCGGACGTGGAGCTCACGAACTTAGCTAATAATCAAGTAGCTATTTATAACTCAACTTCTGAAAAATGGGTCAACGTTGATACCGACGTGTTGACTGGAACAAATTATGACGTATTAGACGGTGGGACCGCAGGCTCTACCTATCTAGTCACCGTAAATGGTGGAGGCGCGAACGGATAATCATGGCAGTTAAAATTATTATTAGGCACGATACAGCCACTAACTGGACTTCATATAATCCAACGCTTGCTGTTGGAGAAGTTGGTTTAGAAACCAACACCAAAAAGTTTAAAATTGGTGACGGAGCTACTGCCTGGACAAGCCTAGGGTACGCAACTAACAGCGTATCCGAAATTAGCTCGGCTATAACCGCAGCTATTGACGCTTTAGATACAGATGACATTGAAGAGGGATCTACCAATCTCTACTACACTGAAGCGCGTGCAAAGACCGACGCTGCAGAGCTACTAACTGGCGCTACCCTTTCCAACATTACCATTACAGGCAATGGATCTGGGCTTACCATTACTGCAGAAAATGGCGTAGCGGATTCTGATACCGATGATCTTACCGAGGGCACTACCAATCTCTACTACACCGATGCACGTGTAGATAGCCACTTAAGCGGTGGTGATGGCATTAGTTATTTGACCGGAACTATTTCGGCTGATCTTGCTACAAATGGCGGTCTCGAGATCGCTACTGGTCAGATTCAGATTGACCGCACTACCGTTGACACTTGGTATGACGCCTCGGGTGCCGCGTCAACTGCAGAAACAAATGCAACGGACTACACCGACGATCTGATTGGTGATGTTACCGTTGACGGAACCACCGGAAACACGGTTACTGACAGAATATCTGGCGCTGTTGGCGCGCACTCCATCGAGACTAATGGAGTCCACGGCCTTATTGGTGATGTAGTTGGAACAACTGATATTCAAACTCTGTCATATAAAACTCTAGGTACGGAGTTGGATGCTGATGGTAACACTGTAACCAACTTGGCAACGCCATCACTGAACACTGACGCAGCTACTAAAGGCTATGTAGACACCGCTGTAGCCGGAATTGTAGATACTGCCCCGGCCCTACTAGATACCTTAAATGAGCTAGCCGCGGCAATTGGTGATGATGCAAACTTTTCTACTACTGTAGCAACTTCAATTGGCACTAAGGTCTCCAAAGCCGGGGACACCATGACTGGTGCATTAGTACTGTCTGGAGCCCCAACTACAGGTCTACACGCAGCCACTAAGGGGTATGTAGATGATGAAGTTACTGCTCACAATAGAACTACAGAGATTCATGGAATCTCAGATACAAATAACTTGGCATATCTAACCGATGTTTCGACTGCTGTAGAGAACCACTCAGATGCAACCGTTAGCATTCACGGCATAACTGATACCGCAAACTTGGTATATAAGGAAAGCCCAACCCTAACCGGAAACGTCTCTCTTCCAAGCACCACAACCATTGGAACGGTCACTGGATCAGAGATTGCATTACTATCAGGCCTAACTGCAAGTGGCACCGAGCTCAGTATTTTAGATGGTGCTACTTTATCTACTGCAGAACTAAACACTTTAGATGGAATACTATCAAGTACCGCAGAGCTGAACATTCTTAACGGAGTAACAGCCAGCACTGCTGAGATAAACCTTCTAGATGGACTAACTTCGTCTACTTTAGAGCTTAATATTTTAACTGGAATTACCGCATCCACCTCGGAGTTGAATATTCTTGACGGTGTCACTGCTACAGCGTCTGAACTTAACACTTTAGATGGGATAACTGCTTCTACTTCAGAACTGAATATTCTTGATGGCGCAACCCTCACTACCTCGGAACTAAATACGCTGAGCGGGGTCACTGCAACCGCAGCAGAGATCAATATTCTCAGTGGTGCAATGATATCCACAGCCGAGCTAAATACTCTTGATGGAATTACCGCCAGTGTAGCCGAACTAAATATTCTTGATGGTGTTACTGCAACCGCTGTAGAGATAAACCTACTATCTGGAGCAACTCTAAGCACTGCAGAGTTAAACACACTAGATGGACTTACCGCTACCACAACCGAGTTGAACTATGTAGATGGCGTAACCTCTGCAATCCAGACGCAGCTAGATGCTAAGTCCCCTATTAATGACCCAACTTTCACAGGGACAGTGTCCGGTATTACAAAGTCTATGGTGGGCCTTGGTAACGTAGATAATACTGCGGATGTAGACAAGCCAATTTCCACAGCAACTCAGGGTGCTTTAGATCTAAAAGCGCCTAGTGCTAACGCTACATTTAGCGGAACAATATCGTTACCGTCGACTACCTCGATTGGCGATGTTTCTTCAACTGAAATCGGATACGTAAATGGCGTAACCTCTGCAATCCAGACGCAGCTAGATGCTAAAGCTGCTCTCTCTGGAGCAACCTTTACTGGTTCAGTAGAGATCCCCGGCCTAACTATTACTGGAAACTTAGTAGTTCAGGGGACGACTACAACCGTTAGCGCCGCTGATCTAAAGCTCCGCGATAACATGATTTACCTGAACCAAGCCGGAGCAAGCGTAATTACTAACGCTGTTGGCGATGGTACAAGTGTTGTATATACAACTCAGGCTACTCACGGCTACGAGGCCGGAGACTATGTAACGGTATCAGACGTAACCCCATCTTCATTCAACATTTCTGGAGATGGGCTACAAATCACAGCTGTAACAAGCACGACCTTTACAGTAACTAGTACCGTGACCGACACATACACTAGCGGTGGAACCGCGCGAGGCAAGGTCCACTTCAACCCAGACCTCGGCTGGGCCGCCGGGCGCTACGACACTGTAAACGGTGTTGGATACGCTCACGCTGGTATGTTTAGAGATGCTAGCGACGGGGTCTTTAAGATTTTTGATGGCTACACACCCGAGCCAGATGACGCAATTTTTATCAACACTGCTCACTCAAGTTTTGGGTTAGCCCCAATTGCAGTAGAGTCTTTAACCGCTGACTCGGCAACTATTGGAGATGTATCAAACACCGAGCTTCAGTACTTGAATGGTGTAACTTCAGCTATTCAAACTCAGTTAGATTCTAAAGCTCCAACCGCAGACCCCACCTTCACCGGAACCGTAACTGTATCAGCTAGCGGAGTAGCATTTACTGATGCTACACAAACAAAAGCTGGAGTACCATCTATTTCTGTCTTTGCAACAAAAACTGCCTCATATACCGTGGGTGCAGACTCGGGTACTGCAGAGCGTGACTTGATTATTCTTGTAGATTCCACTTCAAGTGCTACAGTAAGTATTCCTACAGATGCAACCACTAATTTCCCTGTGGGAACTTCATTTGATGTTATAAGATTAAATACAGGTGCACTAAACATCGCTGCAGCAAACGCAGGAACTACATCAGTAGTTGCTACACCAGGGTTGAACCTTCGAGCTCGCTACTCTTCGGCTACATGCTTGAAGATTGGCTCAAATAGCTGGATAGTTTATGGAGACCTAGCGTCTTAGTAGATAGAGTAGAATGACATATTATGAGTAAGCGTTCAGGTAGAAAGTCTCAGCAGCAGAATGACTTTTTGGAGCCTAAAGCTCCGATAAACGTTACAGCTACTGACGTCGGAACTAGTCGCGCCTTCAATGATGGCGCTGCCAGTGTGTCATTCGAACTACCTGCCGACTCGCCTGCTGCAACCTCTTATACTGTAAAAGCCTACCTTCCTGGCAGTTCGGAAGACACTACAGCAACAGGAACTACCGGATCATCATCTCCAATAGTAGTTGGTGGACTAAATTCAGATACCTCATATACTTTTAAGGTATCAGCAACAAACGCAGCTGGAACATCTGCTTTTTCCACAGAGTCATCACCAGTAGCAATTACCACAGTTCCAGCCACGCCAAACGCACCTACAGTGCAGAACTACTCTGGCGACCAAACAGACTATGTATCTTGGACTGCCCCAGCAAACGGAGGTAAACTTCTCGGTGTCTATTACTGGGAAAGTAATGATGCTAAATCAGGAAACACAGCAGGAACAACTGCAAACGTAGCTCAAGAAGCAGATACCTCACAGCAGTATAGGGTGCGAGCCACCAACGCAAATGGAACCTCTGAGTGGTCCGGATACTCTATCAGCAATACCACACCACCGTTTTTTCCCCCTTACTTCCCTTATTTTCCTTACTTCCCTTATTTTCCTTACTTTCCGTTTTTCCCATACTTCCCGTTCTTCCCGTTCTTCCCGTTCTTCCCACCGTTTTTCCCATACTTCCCGTTCTTCCCGTTCTTCCCGTTCTTCCCACCGTTTTTCCCATACTTCCCGTTCTTCCCGTTCTTCCCGTTCTTCCCACCTCGATTCCCGTTCTTCCCACCACGCTTTGCAATCACCTCTATTGATGAGCGCGAACTGGCTAAGGAAGCGGATTCGGTAGAAGATACCGAAGAGGATCCAAAAGAGCCGAAAGCCGAATAGGTAAAATAGAGGGGTAGAGAAATCTACCCCTCTATTCTTTTAGGACGAGATAATGCCAGTAACAGCAGACAATAGCCCAAACATTAAATGGCCACTTCCCGAGGGTGTTCCTGCATTCCAAAAGAAAAATATTTTTTCTGAAGAAATGTTAGAAGAAATAAAGTTTCTTCTAAAAAAGAACGCTAATTGGGGGCCAGAAACAGACGAACAGTACGGTGGAGCTCAATACCACACGATAACTGGTCGCTGGACCGTAGAGGTTGATATGCCAGAGCATATCTGGAACCACCTGCGCACACTTGCTTCAGAGTCCTGGGGTAGGTCAGATCTAAGACTGAAAATTATATGGTTTGCAAGATATCAACAACACAAAGGAGCCACCCCCTATCTATGGGAGCATATGGACCAGCCGGGGACCCAGTACACCATGGACATATGCATAGAGTCTCCGGGAATTGAAAGTTGGGGGCTAATCATTGATGATGAGGAGTTTGATGAATCTCCAAACAGTGGCGTTCTCTTCATGGGACAGCAACAAACACACTCTCGTCCACCCTATCCAGTGGATAATCCAGACGCCTATGTTACTCTTATGTTTGCTTTATTTGTTGGACCAGAACACTGGCTATATGACTTAGACGCTTATGATCCAAATCAAGATAAAGAACTCCGTGAAACGATGGATATCTATAAACTTGATGGTGATATTAGATACTATGAATATCGAGGACATGCCCCTAGGTTTGATGGAATTCCACCAGAAAACTATATATGCACACCAAATGGATGTTCGCAGTGTTCCGTGGTGGACGAGGATTTTATAAATGACATACCAGGATACATTAAACGAACCTAAAATACTTGTTTCGATGATTGCATATCGAGAAAAGTATCTGGCTGAGTCAGTAAAAGACTGCTACGAAAAAGCAAGTAATCCAACCCGTCTTATATTTTCTATTGTCTCCGAACAACCCCTAGATAGCCTTCATGCAGACCTAAGTTTTATCCCGTCAGACCAACTTATTTATAGAAAGTATGATCTCTCGGAGTACCGTGGTGTGCTCTGGTCTAGACACAAAACTACTGAAGTAGATAAGCCGTATGACTACATACTCTATACCTGCGGTCACAATAGATTTGCTAATTCATGGGATGAACTTGCCATATTCGAATATAAAAAAGCCTATTCTTATAGCGACAAGCCAGTTTTAACCTTTGCAGCTCCAGAGATTTTTTACTCGAGCGAAGGAGAGGCGTTAATTAACACAGCTAGGGGGAGAACCTTAAATTATCGTAGAGGTGTATTAGATAAGGACTACGTCCCGGGCTATGGCTGGTCAAGCCAATTCCCAGTAGAAGATGTAAATGACGTAGTAGAAGAAACTTACCTTCAATACAGCTGGGTGTTTGCAAATAAGGATTACGTAAAAGAGGTTCCTTTAGACCCAGAGATTAACTACCATGCAGAAGAAATTTATATGACGGTAAAAACTTGGTGCGCTGGGTGGCGGATGTTTGCAAGTCCAGTGATTATGTATTACCATGACACGGTAAAAGAATACCCAAAAGAGCAGCTCTCGAGAATGACAACTCACCGCCCATGGAGCGACCTAAATAAAGAAGCTTTTTGGCAACAATCTGACGAAACCATGATAAAACTCAATAATTTACTATCTGGTAGGACATCCGAAGCAAGCAAAGAGTGTATTCAAAAATACTGCGAGTTCTCTGGATTAGATCCAAAATGGTGTGAGTACGATCCAAATTATGACAAACTAGAGTACGACAGGCATGCACAGAGTTTCAGAGAGGGGCCAGCGTTTAAGCTGATTTAAAAATGCACTTTCAACCTAAAATACTTGAAAATCTATTTACGATAGAAGATCACCAAGCACTAAAAAACCTAGTCAATGGCGATGAGGCGGGTCGCTCTTGGGTAGACTCTAAGAGAGATAGGGGTGTTAAGCGATTTACAGAGCTTGACACGTACTTCAGTAAAAAACTACAACAAGTGGCTAGGGAAATTTTTGCCGATAAAACTCTAGAACCAAGCTACGCAGCGTATCTTGATTACAATAGACCAACATCCAAACTACCAGCGCATAAAGATAATAACGCATCTACATACACTATTGACTACTGCTTATCTGCAAGAACACCTTGGGGGGTCGTGGTGGAGAATGAGGAATTTATTTTTGGAGAGGGTCAGGCCCTCGCATTCATGGGAGGTTACGACTCTCATTGGAGAAATGATATGCCCGACTCAGAGAATAATAGGGTAGAGGTGGTTATGTTTCATTTCTGCCCGAGCGATCACTGGTATTTTACCGAAGGTCCAGACTATATCTATGAGCTGGAGAAGATGGGAGTTTTGGGTGACTCTGACTCCTACAACTTAAGTCCAAAATATATTGAAAAATATGGCAAAAACTAGCAAAAAGTAAAAAACTTATGTATCATAGGTGCTATGAATGATTGGTTCACTAAAGACAGGTCAGAGACCGCATCTAATCGCATGCCTGAACGACAGGCCACCACTAACCCAGCTATTACAGTAACCAACCCAGCCGTAGGAATCAATGTCTACAGTGGCGCAATTACTAAAGAGCAGGGTCAACACTACATCGAGACCCTAGAAAAAAATCTAGATGGTACTGGACGATATCGCTGGCAGGGAGCAAAGGTCACTTCTTCTGCCGAAGTGGATGTTAGTGCCCGAAATGCACAAGACTTTAAAATCAACTCCACCGGACTAGGCCCACGTAATGAGCACAACGCCGAGCTGTATGACGTACACGAAGCCGTGTTCCAGGCAGTTCGCCAGTGTGTAGATGACTACGGCCGCTACTGGGGAGTAGGAATCTGCTCATACGAGGCTTTTAACTTCGTAAAGTACGAAGGATCAGGAACTCACTTCAAGGTACACGCTGACCACGGACCTACATATGTCTGTACTGTTTCAGTAGTTGTGTATTTGAACGATGACTACGAGGGCGGAGAAATCTGGTTCCCTCGAATGGATGGTCTATCTATCAAACCAAAAGCTGGAGACGTAGTCGTGTTCCCATCAACCTACATCTATGAGCACGCTTCACAGGATATGATTTCTGGAACAAAATATGCTGTTGTGATCATGACTGACTACAACGACCGCGGTGATGTCAACCACAAGGTTTCCCCAATCATTCAAGAGTATAAGCTGAAGTACTAAGGGATTACATGCAAAACCAACACGTTAGCGAGCCTACTGACCAGATGAAGCAAGAAATTGCTTCACACAATGATCGCCTCATGGCTTGGTACGAGATTCAAGAAAAAACCTGGTCAGACGCTAGGGAGGTAGCCCCGAGCAGTGGCATCTGGGTCTATGAAGATGTTCTACCTAAATCAATGAATGTAATTGATCGACTAGAAGATGTATTGCTAGACCCTAGCAACCGATACAAGTACGAAGAGGCCTTGGTTGGTTACGGTGTAAAGATGCCAGAGTATCGCGACTGCTTCGATTTTAAGTACAAAAAGACAGACATTCAGAATGATACATCTGAAGCTGCCAAGAAGTTAGCTGATCTCTGGGACGACACTCATTACCGTCAGCTTCAGGCCGTCAAGCACTACACAAAGATGTATAACATCGGAGAGCTTCGCTACTGGGAAGCAACCAACTTTATTAAGTACGGTCCAGGACAGCACTTCCAAGAACACCATGACCATGGGTTTTCGTACAACTGTGTCACCTCGCTAGTTGCGTTTCCTAACGACGACTACGAGGGTGGAGAGCTTTCGTTTAGGCTACAGAACGTGTCTATCAAGCCAAAGGCTGGAGATCTATATATCTTCCCGTCTAATTACATGTATCCGCACCGAGCAATGCCAGTAATTTCTGGTACCAAATACTCTATGGTTACTATGCTCGACTTTTCGGATAAGTTCCATCGCCCACAATTTATGGTTGAAACAGGGAACTAATGAAGACTATTTCTGTAAGACGACTACGAAAAGAATCCGCCACAGTAGAGCAAGTAAAGGCTACTCGAACATGGATGGATAACACTCCCGAGAAGCATGCTTATATGTGCTTTCCGGTCACCCTAACAAACTCTCTAGGCTGGGCAATTTCTTTTGATAGGGATATTCGAGCTATCTGGAACGGAGAAGAGACCCCGTCCCCAGACAACGTGACCATTCTTGAGGGCAGCGAAATCGCCTACACGGGGCGAGGCCAAGGAACTATTAGCTTCTATACGGGATTAGTTGTTAACACAGATCCAGACGTTTCAATGATGACCATGCCAGTACCAAACCAATTTATTAGGGGCATCCAGTCATTCACAACTTTACTAAGCACATCCTTCTATAAGGGCGAGTATCCACTAGCCGTAAAGATTACGGAGCCACACAGGGAGATTGTCATTCCTGCAGGCACTCCAGTGGCAGTAATTTTGCCGATTTCTGTTGGCAGTCTTCAGAACGACTATCAAATGGAAATTACCGAAGGTGACTTACCGTTCGAGTACTGGGATGAGCTTAGGAAATATGGAGAAGCAGCTCAAGAGAAGAATGCAAGAGGCGATTGGTCAAGGATGTACCGAGATGCCATAAACTATGACGGCAGCTCGATGGGACAGCACGAGTCTAAAAACATCAAACTAAAGACAGTAACATGTCCAGTGACAGGAATGACAATTGAAACAACTGATTAGGTTTATCAAGAATAGGCCGTGGCTTACCGCGGATAGTCCATCTGCACCAAAGCCAACTATTAAAACTATCCCGGAGTGGTATCGAAAAGCAGATCGTTTTGCTATTAAACCTGATGGCGAGTATTGGAAAGACCCTTTTGTTGGCGGTAAAATTCCGACTTGGAAGGCTTGCCCGGCAGTGTTTGACATCATGGGAACAGGATATGTCTACCGAACCCCATGTGACATCGAATTTTATGAAGAAAATGGAACCATCAAGGTAAAAGTTCTAGATCCTCAAAATAAAGATTTTATCCAAAACCGACCACCGATGCCTCAGTTCACCCCGCCAATGGGTTACCACGAGGTTCACTTTGCTTGGTGGTCTGATTGGGCCGTAGAAGTTCCTGAAGGATATAGCGTTCTATATACTCAGCCATTTAATCGGTTCGAGCTTCCATTTTTAACAACTAGTGGCATTATTGACAACGACAAAGTCAACCTTCCAGGCACCATGCCATTTTTTGTCGTAAAGGGTTTTACTGGAGTACTACCAGCCGGAACACCTTACGCTCAAATGTTGCCATTTAAGCGCGAAGACTGGGAATCAGAGGTTGATGACAAAGTTCCATACATGAAGATGGCAATGGACAACAACGCAAATAGTAAAAAATATCGTGTTCCAGATGGTGGCGTTTATCAAAAAGAGGTCTGGACCAGACGAGTGTACGAGTAATAGGTAGGATATAAGTATGGAACCGATTGTAGATTATCAAAACTCTAGGCGAGACAACAGGGTGTCAATTACTCCATCTGGATTTTTTGGCAATGATCCCGCAAATATCCAGACTCGAGAAAACTTTATGACCTCTGAAGAGCTGACTACTTTAAACGAGTTCATCAGAGGAAACACATCATGGGACGTGACCGAGACCCACTATAACGAAGAGGGTACGGTAATCTACGACTCGGGCTACTGGAAAGATCGCGTTGCAACATATGACACCATTCGTGCAGTAGATCCAAACATTCCGATAGTAATTAACGGAATGGTTGACCGACTAAAGAAAGAAGTAGACGCGTTCTTTAAAGTAGACGCCGTCCCTACTTCACCAGCACTGGTCCGCTGGCTTCCAGGTCAGCTTCAGATGCCTCACGCAGACAAAGAGCTGCACGAAGGCGAAGATCGTGGAAAGCCAAATGATTTTCCCTACTACGATATCGCGGGTCTTTTCTACTTAAATGACGACTATGAAGGTGGAGAGCTTTACTTCCCTAACCAAGGGATTCAGTTTAAGCCAAAGGCCGGAGCTGCATACTTCTTCCCAGGGGACATGAATTACATTCATGGAGTTACGGAGATAACCTCTGGAACTCGGTATACTTGCCCATTCTTCTGGACAATTCTTTCCCATGAAAGCCAGTGTGGAATCTAGTGGAGATTATTGAGCTATATCCAAATGTAATCGTTTATCGTGGTCTATATGAAAACCCAGAAGAGGTTATTGAATATCACAAAAACAATAGTGAGTGGCGTCAGTGGTTCACATTTGGTGATCTAACAACTGTAAAGGTGAAAAACCACACGTTTAGTGAGTTCCCTGCCCCTGCCGAATGGTACGAAACGCTAATAAACTCAGACAAAGATCTGACCCCAGCTGCAAAGAAAATTATGCAAGCTTTCTATACAGCAACTAAGCACTATCACGATACGTATTTCACTGACAGCATTCCCAACTGGAAGTTCACTGCCCCTGCTATCTGCATGTACAAAACAGATGGTGGAGCAGACACTAACGTGGGTATGTTCTATCACACAGACTTTCAGCAGGAGCGCGCAGACGCCCCTGGAGACAAGCCAGTTATGACATGCACCATGTATCTAAATGGAGATTACGAGGGTGGAGAAATCTGCTTTAAGGTCCTCAACGAAGAAGGAACAGACGTAGAGTTCTTCATGCATAAGCCTCAGGCGGGAGACGTCCTAGTGTTTCCCTCTCGAGCTCCTTACTACCACGGTGTTAATAAAACTACCGCTGGTCAGAAGTACTTCGTACGATCTTTCTGGCAGTACGAGTTTGAAGGCACTCAGGAGTGGCGGGATGGTCAAGCAAAATACGGCCACGAAGCCTGGGCCGAAATGGAAAAAGAACGCGAACGTGTAGAGCGAAATTCTGGACGCTACAACCTGAAAGGTATTGATCACTAATGTCTTTATATCTTGAAACAATCAACAAAGATACGTTTATTACCTACAAGGACGAACCCAATGTAAAGGGTGAGCTAGGCATTCCACAAAATAGAATTGTAGAGATTCCAAACTTTGTGACCCCAGACGCAGCTAAAAGCATAATTGACTATGTAGAATCATATTCTTCCGAATGGGGAGACATTGCCTTCTATGGATCTTCTGGAATGGGAATTCACCCAGACGATCCTCGGCTAGCAGATTACTCTCTACCTCCTATGTTTTTTGAGCATCTTCGTCAGAAGTTTCAAGAAGCCATTGAGCTAGTGTTTGAACGAGAGGTTACAGCAAACACATCACATGCTCAAAAATGGGATGTTGGCGGCTTTGCAGCCCCACACTCGGACAACTCTGATTTCGACGGAACCCCTAATGCATTCGAGATCAACAAGTATGTGGGAATTCTCTACCTAAATGACAACTACGAGGGCGGAACCCTTTACTTCCCAGAGCATGATATTGAATTTAAGCCAGCTGCCTACTCATATATTTGCTTTCCTGGTGGAGTAGAGAATATCCACGGTGTAAAAGAAATCACCGAGGGTACCCGCTACACCATGGTCTCCTTCTGGGACTTCGCAGACGCGACCTATTCAGATGACAAAAAAGCCGCTTGGGAAGCCGAAATTAAAGAAGTTCGAGCTGCTCAAGCAGAGCAGAAAATCGAATGGGAAAAGGGCAACAAGTACGCCTAGTCAGGGCAACTAGGAAAACCCTAAATACGGTAAAATATAAGGGACTAGCCTTTTCTCCAGAGGATTCCCGTGTATTGCGCAACCACTAATGTTTATGATATAGTAGTAGATCAGGGTGCTACCTTGCATCGATCTATAGCGCTTAAAAGTTCTGCAAAAAATGCTGTACCGCTAACGGGGTACACAGCCCGCATGGATATTCGTGAAAAGACTCCAGACGCAGACACCATCTTAGAGCTTACTAGCCCATCAAACGGACTCTCTATAAATGCATCAATAGGATCCGTTATCATCTTAATCAACCCATCTCAAACAGCCGCCATGACTCCTGGCATTTATGTCTATGATCTAGAGCTAGAAGAGACATCAACTGGAACAGTCACTAGACTTCTTCAAGGAAATCTTACTGTTCGCGCGGAGGTAACTAAATAATGCTTTCTGACGATTTCGCGTATGTAGAAATTAAAGCGGTTGGTGTTCAAGGACCAGCGGGACCAACCGGACCAGCGGGCCCAGCGGGTGGCCCAACTGGTGTTCAGGGTGAGCTTGGGTCTACCGGACCTACGGGACCAACTGGTGCGACAGGTGCCACTGGTGCAGCTTCCAATGTGACCGGACCAACTGGTGCCGTCGGTGCAACTGGCGCTGTAGGTGCTACTGGTCCGACTGGTGCGTCAGGCACTAGCGGATCTGATGGTATTGATGGAGCAACGGGTCCAACTGGTGCACAAGGCTCCGTTGGTGCTACAGGACCTACCGGTTCTCAAGGTGCCTCAGGGGCAACAGGCCCAACTGGTGCTGCAAGTAATGTTGCTGGCCCAACTGGTACCCAAGGTGTTGCCGGGGCAACAGGCCCGACTGGTGCACAAGGTAGTCAAGGTATTGCAGGAGCTTTAGGTGCAACAGGTCCTACCGGTGCACAGGGCGCACAGGGTGCACAGGGCGTAACAGGACCAACTGGTTCTCAAGGTTCGCAGGGTGCTGCTGGTGCCGTAGGCGCTACGGGGCCAACTGGCGCACAGGGGGCACAGGGTGCGCAAGGCGCAATAGGAGCCACTGGCCCTCAGGGTGTTCAAGGTATACAAGGTACTCAAGGATTACGTGGTGTAACAGGACCAACCGGATCGCAGGGAGACCAAGGATCTACTGGATCTCAAGGTGAAGCTGGACCTACAGGCCCCACTGGATCTCAAGGTAGTCAGGGAGACACTGGCCCAGCGGGAGCAACTGGCGCAACCGGCCCTCAAGGTTCTCAAGGTATTCAAGGTGCTCAGGGAGCTACCGGCCCCACTGGTTCTCAAGGTATTCAAGGAAGCGTTGGTGCCACAGGTCCAACTGGTACCCAAGGTTCGCAAGGTATTAAAGGCCCAACAGGGCCTACTGGTGCTCAAGGTATAGCAGGTCCAACTGGTACCCAAGGTATCCAAGGTATCCAAGGTATTCAAGGTAATCAGGGTATAGTAGGCCCTACGGGTGCCCAAGGCATTCAAGGCGTAACCGGTCCTACTGGTGCACAGGGTATCCAAGGCATTCAAGGCGTAACCGGTCCTACTGGTGTAACTGGTCCTATAGGTATAGTAGGTCCAACAGGGGCAACGGGTCCAACAGGGGCAACGGGTCCAACTGGTGCTAAAGGTGATCAAGGTGATCAAGGTGTCTCTATTGTTCTTAAGGGAACAAAGGCAACAGTTGGTGACCTGCCATCAAGCGGTAACTCTGTAAATGACGCTTGGGTTGTTTCTGCAGATGGAGATTTGTATGTTTGGAACGGCACAACTTGGGATAACGTTGGGCAAATTGTAGGTCCTCAAGGGCCTACTGGAGCCCAAGGCGCTGTAGGACCAACTGGGGCGCAGGGTATTCAAGGCACTCAAGGTGATCAGGGTGAAGTGGGACCTACTGGCCCACAAGGTGAGGTCGGTCCGACTGGTGCAACCGGCCCTCAAGGTGCAGATTCCACTGTTGAAGGTCCCACTGGTCCTCAGGGGTCTCAAGGAGACATAGGACCCACAGGCCCTCAAGGTGTACAAGGGGATCAGGGTGTTCAGGGAGATACAGGGCCGACCGGACCTAATGGAACTACTGGTGACACCGGACCTACAGGTGCTACTGGCGAGACTGGAGCAACGGGCCCTACAGGTGCAGAAGGATCATTCTATACTTCAGACACAGCCCCGACCTCAAATATTAATGTTGGTGATGTTTGGTTTAATACAACCAATATGCTCACATATGTCTACTATGACGGATATTGGGTAGAGTGGGCAAGCTCTAAAATTGGTGCGTCTGGACCTACAGGTGCAAGCGGGGCGACTGGACCAACTGGTGCAACTGGAGAAGGAATAGCTGCAGGCGGTACAGAAGGTCAAATTCTTGCAAAGATTGATGGAGTTGACTACAACACCGAGTGGATTGATAATTACACGTCTCAGATAAAACACGATGTAAAACTCGGAGAGTCAATCAGCAAGGGGCAAGTTGTATATGTCTCTAGTGCAGACGGTACCAATATGATTGTCTCTAAGGCGAGTAATGCTACAGAAGCAACTTCCTCAAAGACCCTAGGTCTGCTGGAAACAAGTGGAATTACTAATGACATAGTAAAAGTTATTGCTGAAGGCTTACTAGCCGGACTTGACACCTCAGCTGCAACCGCCGGAGACCCCGTGTGGCTAGGCACTTCTGGTAATCTAATTTATGGTCTTACTAACAAACCAGTAGCACCGGCACATCTAGTTTTTATTGGAATCGTAACTCGTGTCCAGCAAAATAACGGTGAGATTTTTGTTAAGGTCCAAAACGGCTACGAGCTAAATGAAATTCATGACGTTACTATGGTCGGCAAGCAAGATGGTTATGTTCTCGCTTGGAATGCTGCAGATAGCCTATATGAGTTTGTAAGTCCTCAAAGCGGACCGACTGGTCCTACAGGTGTTGCAGGCGAAATAGGAGCCACGGGTCCTACTGGTGCTACAGGGCCTCAACCTTGGACATTTGTTGGAGCATATGATAATGGTGCAGACTATGGCTACGGGGACGCAGTTTCTTATAGTGGTGGCTTCTACTACCGTACTGGTAACCCAAATAATCCAGGTTACCCACCAACCCCAGGAGCAGTAAATGCGTCTTGGACTCCAGTAGCAGACGGCGGGGCAACAGGACCAACAGGATCAACTGGAGATGTCGGATCCACAGGTGCTCAAGGTGATATTGGTCCTACAGGTCCTACAGGTGCAACTGGCGACATCGGGGCTACTGGACCCACGGGCGCTACGGGCGCTGACTCGACCGTGTCAGGACCCACTGGCCCCACAGGTATGACTGGTTCTCAAGGTGTACAAGGTCCAACTGGTCCAACTGGTGCTACGGGACTCACTGGAAATACTGGTGCAACTGGCCCTACTGGCCCTACTGGCCCGGGAATAAGCGGCGTCACCGCATCTGCCAGTGAGCTGAATATCCTAGACGGTGCAACCCTAAGTACAACCGAGTTGAACTATGTAGATGGTGTTACATCAAGTATTCAGACTCAGTTAGGCGATAAAGCATCACTTTTGGGTGTAGAAACATTAAGCAATAAAACGCTACTAACGCCTATTATAAGTGAAACCAACTCTGGGCTTTCATACACTGAATTCACTGGGTTATCGTTACTAAACGGAAATATGTTTGAAGCCGCGTACATAACTGCTACCGCTTTTGCTGGTTATAACGCGCAAGTGTCAAATACTGGAGCTGGAGGTCAAGTTATATATTTGACATCCAATGCGACGTCAAATGGAACACTCAATATTTCATGGACAGATGCTAAAACTTTAGATAGTCGTCTTCCAGTAGGAAAAACAGTAACACTCACCGTTATGATCACAAATGGGTCTACGGCCTACTATCCAACTGCTTTTCAAATTGACGGATCTTCGATTACACCTAAATGGCAAGGAGGAACCGCCCCTACTAGCGGAAATGCAAACTCTATTGATGTTTACTCTTTTGCAATTTTAAAAACAGCATCATCAACTTATACAGTTCTGGCATCTCAGACTAAGTTTGCTTAGGGGTAACGTATGCCACTACTCACTCGTTTCGGTGGAGCTAAGGCTTTTGGATTAATGTCAAAAGTAGAGCTTTTACCTGGAGGATATGTAACAGGAAGAGACACAACTACCGCACATAAAATGGTTTACTCTACGGAAGTAGTATCAGCCTTGTCTTGGAGTAGATCTACTGGCGGTAACATGGGAACCGGGCTAGGTAATGCTAACGTCGCTGGCTACCTAATGAACGGCGGATCTGGAGAAAAGATACTGTTTGAAAGTGACACTAAGGCTGCTTCAGCTCCAGTGTTATCAACAAGCAGAGGATCGTCTGCTGGAGCCTCCAACTCTGGATCATTTGGATACGCTATGGGTGGAGACACCCCAGCCACCACTGTTGACAAATTTACTTATTCAACAGACACTAGAACAACCCTAGGTACAGGTCTAAGCGTAGCGAAATACGGTAGTGCTGGTTTTGGAAATCAGGGTGTCGCGGCTTATGCTGCAGCTGGTGATAATGCAAAAACCTCTACGGATAAAATTGCTTTCTCTAATGATAGTAGATCAACACTTGGAGCGGCCTTATCAGTAGGGCGAGGATATGCTACTGGAGCATCTAACTCTGGTACCGCTGGATATATTGGTGGTGGATTCGTAGATGTTACTACTTATGGTACAAATATTTTCGAGAAAATAACATATTCCACCGACTCACGAAGCACATTGGGCGCTACCATGCCAGAAGGCCGCTGGGCAGTGTCAGGCTTTCATAAGCAGGGAGTAGCCGGGTATTTTGCTGGTGGATGTAATGCACCGAGCAACTATGCTGGACTTAATACAATTGTAAAAATAAATTACTCAAATGATAGTGTCTCGACCAATGCAAGCACAATGAGCACCTTGATAGCGTTTGGCATAGGAGTATCTAACTCTATTTAGTTAGGAAATATATGACTGTATACGGAACTTGGAATCTTAACTTCAGTGAGAACGTCAATTCTGGCACTGGACCAGAAGAAGCAATCAGACTACAAGGAATAGAAATATATCCAGTATGGTCTATAGGGATGCCAGAGAATGGCGGACTAATTGTCGGTAAACTAAGTGCAATACCAGAGAATTTAGAGGCATGGAACTTTACAGAGATCTCTAAAGAAGAGGCCGCAAGTCTAATAGAGAGCACATTCATCTACACTCCCGAGGACACTGATAGGGGTATAAAGGAATATACCTTAAACATGGCATTAGAAAATTTGGATTAGGAGAACAATGATAAACGACAAAAACCTTGATGAAGCAATTACTGAAATACAGCAAGCACGTTCAAATTTTCAAATAAATTATTTTGTTGTCGGACAACACCACACCCCAGAAATGCAGTACTATCAGTTGCTTTTAGAGCTTAATGATATGTTGTATAAACACAAAACTGCACTAATAGACGTTCAAATACAAGAACTAAAAATCAAAGATTTACGAAAAATTGGCGACGATATATCACTATTAGAGGCGCTTAAACTAGAGCTTAGTGTGCAGCAGACTAAAAACGCCATAGCCGGGAGCCAGCGAGAGCTGGAGCACCTATATAGCCTATGGGAGTCGGCACCCAAAAAATATACTCGCGCTGAAATAGAAGCTGGACAAGCCGAGTATTGGAGAGCTCGTCTAACTCATGACGTAGAGATGCAGGCATTGGCAGGATCCGTAAACCCTACCCACCTAGGGACCATGGATCAGATTGGTATTTTAGAGGATTTTGTATCCAATGTTTCTCCAAAAAAACCAGACGAACTAGAGGGTTAATATCAAGATTTTTCTGGTTTATAGAGCTTTTAGTTACTAGAGATCGTATGGTAAAATTGTTGTTTGAGATAGCTTAGGATTAAAAATGGCCATTAACTTTCCAGACAATCCGTCAGTAAATGACGAGTTTGTAGCTGCCGAAACCCGCTGGGTGTGGGACGGCAGTACTTGGACTGTAGTTAGAGAAGGCATAATCGGCCCTACTGGCCCTACTGGAAGCACGGGAGAGGTCGGGGCTACAGGCCCCACCGGAATTGGTGCCACCGGACCTACTGGTTCTCAAGGGGAGCAGGGGGTTGTCGGACCTACAGGTCCTACTGGTACCCAAGGTAATCAAGGGGACCAAGGAGAAGTCGGTCCTACGGGGCCTCAGGGTATTCAAGGTACTCAGGGTGTACAGGGTGTACAGGGTATTCAGGGAAATACTGGCGCTACAGGACCGCAGGGAGAAGTTGGACCTACAGGGCCACAAGGTGATCAGGGTATTGATGGTCCAACTGGCCCAACAGGGATTCAAGGTGAACAGGGTGTAGTAGGCCCTACGGGTGCCCAAGGTGTTCAAGGTATCCAGGGTATCCAAGGAGTGACAGGTCCGACCGGAGCCCAAGGAGAACAGGGAGCAGTCGGCCCAACAGGTGCACAGGGTGCGCAAGGCGTAACAGGACCAACTGGTTCTCAGGGCGTGGTTGGCCCTACAGGCCCTACAGGGATTACAGGAAACACAGGTGCTACAGGTCCAAGTGTTACAGGCCCTACAGGTGCAAGCGGGGCGACTGGACCAACTGGTGCAACTGGAGTGGTTACTGCAACTAGTCCAGTGACATATGATTCTGGCACCCAGACTGTAGCAATAAATCAAAGCAGCATAAGTATCAATACATCTCAGGCTCAGACCACAGTTACAACCATATCCGGAACCACGCACACCACAAGCTCTGGAAATAACGGAGCGTTACTTGTATTTACTTCTACTTCTTCAATTACCCTAACAGTTACTGATGTATTGACAGACGGTCAATCTATAACTATTTTGCAAGATAACACTGGACAGATAACCCTGTCTGGTTCTGGAGTAACCCTTAGCGGAGCTGGAACAGACGCCGGGGTGTTAAAAACTAGAACGCGTTATTCAATTGCAACTATTGTGCGAATTTCTTCAGGACAATACCGAGTATTCGGAGATTTGGCGATTGCATAATGCTAGGCGTGGCTCGGTTTAGTGTAAATAAAAGAATTTCCAGAGATGGATCTTTAATGGTCGGTGGTAGAACCTACCAGACAACAATGCAAAAGTTTTATTTCGCCACTGAAACCATCGTAATTTTACCTCAAACTTTGTCTCAGCCTAGGTATGGAAGATCTGCTTTGGCAAACATAACTAGCCAAATGGGATACTTTGGTCAAGGGTATGCTACAGATTTTTTATCTTCAATCACCAAAATAAATTTACAAACTAATACCGAAATGTCTTTTTCAGGAACATTTCCTACTCTTGGAAGAACTAGTCCATCTAGAGCCTCCAATAACGGAGTTGCAGGATATACAGCAGGTGGATATTATGGGGGGTATTTAGCGTCAATTGATAAATTTTCCTTCACTTCTGAATCTGCCTCTTCCATGTCAACCACATTAAGCCAAGCCAGGGCACATGTAGCCAGCATTAACAATAATGCCGTAGCTATGTACTCGGCTGGTGGAGAGACCTACGGAAACCCATATACAACACCGTACTCAAATATAGATAAAATGCCATACTCTAACGAAACAAGAAGTACATTTTATCTCCCTTTAGCAGTTACTGAAGCACAAAACGGCTTTTCAAATTCTGGTACAGCAGGGTATGTTGCTGGAGGATTTTATCAAACATCACCTACGTCAATGCAAGGCATAGGAAATTATTGGAAGTGGCCTTTTAGTACAGATACAATAAGTACAACAACATCAAATTTATATTTTAATGGTTCATATCCAAACCAATTTTCTAACTATGCCGTTGCAGGATATATAGTTGGTTCTATGAACTATGACACAATTAAAAAAATAAGCTTTGTAAACGACACCATATCTGACATAGGCGCTATGCCACAGAGGGACGACTTTGTTGGCCCACTTACATCTTCGATAGGAAACTAATGACGGCAATAGACGAAATTCTTTCTAGTATCTCTGAAATACAACAGTCTAGATCTAGATTTCAACTAGAAAAATTTGTAGTAGGGCAACATGACACAGTGGAGATGCAGTATTTACAAGTTTGCTTAGAAATAAACGAGCTGATCACGTCCATGGAGCTGGCAAAACTAGAAATCAGAAAAACATCAATTTTTATTGACCGACTAAAAGAATCTAGTGACGAGATTGATCACATCGAAGCTGAAAAACTACAAATTTCTTTAAGACAAAAAGCTTTGTCAATGTATGGGGCTCAGCGGGAGCTCGAGATATTAATTGACATCTACAACTCCTTTAGCCACAAATACACTAGGCAGGAGATCGAAGACGCTCAGCCCGAATACTGGGAGAAACGTCTATTTAGACAAGCTGGACTGCAAGCAATTGGCCAAGGCTATGTTGACATGGCTCAGCTAGACGCAGTGAAGCAAATAGGAAAGCTCGAAACTTTTTTAGAAAATTATGAACTACCTACATTAGGCGGGAAAGAAATTGAATAAGAGCTACGGACTTTGGAATCTTACTACAGAAGATGGTAAATATTATTTAGGACCAGAGCAAGTAGTCATTGATTCTGGAGGCTCCGCTGAACCAATCTATAGCGGGATATTTAATTCTGTTCATATGATTTTAGGAAAACTATACGTTGATTTAACCGCAGTAGATCTATCTCAATGGGATTTTATACCTTTAACTGCAGAACAGGCAATTCAATTTGTTTCAGACAATTTTACTACTCCAGATACAAGAGAAAATAATCCACTTCCACCAGTAACCCTAGAAGATCTTATTTCTAGAATAGATTAATGCTTTTTTTCTTTATCGCTTAGATACATCAAAGTTCTAGCAAAGCTTCCAGTGAATACGTATTCCCCGGCATGGGTAATAGTAACCCATGGAGCTGCATAAACAGCGTTTCCTAGGGATCGCCACATACGACAGAATTCATAGTCTTCGGATAAGAGAACTCCGCGCTCATCAATACTTGTTTTGAAAAATTCAGTGTAGGGCTCATCAGTAAAAGATATTAAACCGCTCCCCTGAGAATGCCTTGCATACGTTTGGCAATGAGGAGCCATCTCTTCAAAGACTTTTCTAGTAATAAACATCATTCCGGTGCCAACTGCAGCTACTTCTAGTGGCTCTAGGATATTAAAGTCCACGGTTCCTGGCAGTAAGTTAGTTGCAAAATGCCCACTGTAGTGTTCAATATCAGAGTAACCAAGATTTGCAGCTTCTATAGCTCTATCCCAATTCAAAGATTTCATAGGATACACCGCACCAATTAAGTCTTTACCAGAATTGATCATTTTGATGATATCAATATGAGAAAACCCATGATCACTATCAATAAATAGAAGAGCATCAGCGTCAGAGTTTAAAAAGTTGTCAACAATAGTATTTCTAGCTCGAGTAATTAAACTTTCGTTGTAAATAAAATTCCACTCGACCTCGTAGCCATCTATCTCTTTTAACTTCAAAATTAAATCAAGAAGACTTTGAACGTAAGCTGTTTTACAGTTTCCGCCATACATCGGAGTACCGATAAAGAGTTTCATTTTGTCCTTAGATCTGAGCCAATCGTGTTGCCATACCCCAGTCTACATTGTCACTAGGGACTACGCGTGGGTTTAGAGCACGGTTTTCTAGGGTAGCCTTTGCTCCTTGACCGTTCACTGCTAGACCACGATCAGACAGCTTACGCTGGAACGCAATCTGAGACATAGGACGTTCACCACGTTCATCACTCCAAACACGGTAAACCGAGTAGAGACTCTTGATCTGAGTAGACGCACCTACCGATTCCTTAGTTTCTTCGTCAAGGAAGATACCGATTCGATCTTCATTCTTACGATAGATATCAGAGGCATCACGCACTGCACCACACATTCCAAGTGGATCACGAGCCGATGAATTTAGGTACTTAATTGCACCCTCGACTGCCCAAGAAAGGACAGCGGGGAGTCCGCCTTCTGGATCAGACAAATATGCTTTTAGATCTGGATCCGAGGTCTCAGGGATGTTTGACCATGGAATTGGACGCAAACGACGCCACATAGCATCGTCCGTAATAATAGGGCGGTGGTTAGTAGTAATCCACATCTTACCCTGAGCCTTAAATGTAAACGGCTTTTCACCAGGCGAGCGACCCTGAATTGTTGACGAACCAGTAAGCTGCTTAATCTGGTTTTCATTTAGACGCTCTGACTCTGGCAACTCGTCAATCCAGATCATACGCTTACCACGAAGCTCTGCCATGTAGTACTGGTTAGAAGAGTTCTGTGCTTGACCAGAAGCCATAATTTCAGATGGCAACTTACCAGCATACTGCTCGGCACCTAGTGCATTTACGATGGTTTCAACGAAAGTGTTTTTACCAGAACCGGGAGGACCATAAACCAAGAACAAAACATCTTGATTGCTAAGACCAGTCAGCGTATATCCAGCAGCCTTTTGGATCCATTCCTGAAGTTCCTTGTCTCCGCCAGTTGCGTAGTCAATGAACTGCTCCCAACGTACGTTTCGTAAGCCCGGGTTGTAGGAAACCGGAGCACGCTTTGTAATGTGAAGGTCTGGACGACCACGTAGAAGTTCTCCAGTGCGGAGATCAACTACACCGTTTACAACACCCAGCAGGTGAGGCGCGTTGTCCCACTGCTCTACGGCAACAGCGACTCGTTCATCAGAGTCTGCCAGTGTTGTCATAGTTGAGATCTTTGCGGCCGACTTTGCTTGCTTAGCGTGGTTAACCAGCTCTGAACGCTTAGGGTCATCTTCATCGTAGTTAATTACCTCGCTGGCAATAACAGTAGAGATACGCTTGGCTAGTTCTTTTAGATGAAGTTGCTCGTTATCAGGGCACCAGTACTGACCCTCCCAGTAAAACCAACCTAGGCCCGGAGTGTAGCGAATCGCAGACCCGTAGGTGTCAATTAGCCTACGGCTATTACCAACATCGGTAAGAGTTCGATAACCTGGACGTCCACCGTCTTCGGCGCTAATCGCGTCAACGTCTTTAGGTAGCGGAGTATTTCCCTTATTGGTAGCGTCTGCTACGGAAACACCACTCTCAATAAGATCAGTAACGATATCTCCAACAAACTTAGGAGGCATGCTAGCTACTGGAGTAGCTGAACTATCTGACCCAGATTGCACCAACGCTTGGGATGTTTCTTCCTGAGACTTTTTGGCCCACTCATTGCCACCATTACGTGCCCATTCAGTTAATCCCTCCCACTTGCGGTCAAGCTTAGGACTATTGGCAACGAAATCAATAGCGCGGTGAGTGTGCATCAATAGAGAGTTTGAACCCTCCAACTCCATAGGCGGACGGATCATCTCATGGTTAAATCGAATTAGCATTGATTCGATCATCAATCGAGATTCGGGGCTAGTTCCAAACTTGTTTGCCAAAGCACAGGCTAGGCGATAAACCTCTGTTGCACGATGGCCTTCATCAATACCTTCACTAAGAATTTTTTCAATGTCGACTTTTTCGCCACTGAATTCAAGATCATCCAGCCAATCCCACGAACCCTCTTTGTAAGAGCTGCCAGAACCCTGACGAGGCGTACGTGCACGTAGAACAGCAAGTAGTTCTTCAGGAGCTTCAGTAGGCCCCTCCGGGAAATCCCACGGAGCGTGGCCAGGCTTCCAATCATATGTAGTGCCCGAGAAGTGTCGAGAGGGGGCAATGAGGATATACCCATTGTGTTTGATATCAATTCCCTTTAGGCCAGATTTTTCTAAGTTGCCTAAGAACTTCTCATTAGGGTCACACTTATAAATCAAGTGACGACCACGTACAACTTTTCCACGAACCGTATAGTTTCCAGTCTGTGCTTCTACGGTTGGAGGAAGAGCGCCTTCAGCGCGAGCTTCGAGGATCTCAAACGAATCATCACCACCAGAACGTGGATCAATATCGATTGCAAAGAATCCAGATGGCTTACAGAAAACGCCGATATTGTAGTCAGGATTTTCTTCGTACCACTTAGCTACTACAGCAGGATCATTAGACGCTTCTGTGTTCCAATTATTTAGTGCAGGGTGCTTACCGATATCCTTTGCGTCACCGTGAGGCTTACCGCAAGTGCATCGACCATCAGTGATTCCGTGGACTGGTAGCAATACCCAGCCTTGATTTGCAAACCAAGCGGCTCCTCGAGCAAGTTTTCCATTGCCCGCTGTCTCCCATGCGCTCATTACGCTACCGCCTTGCCGTCACTAAAGAAATACATAAACTCTCCGAAAATACTAACATCAGCATACAGCCAAAGACGGCAAATGCAAACTGAAAAATTAAAATGGCAGATTGCCAGCAGACTTATTCAGGGGGGCGATCTAACGCCCAGCCAAATAAGGAAGACCCTATTAGGGTAAAATAGATGAAACAAACCTAATTGGTTCACCGAGTAGATTTCTATTATAGGTCATGACTGTCGAGATTATTTTAACCATTGCCGCTGTAATAACTGCCCTTGGCGTTATCTTCGGTGGCGTATATGCTACCTTTAGAATCGTGCACCGCCTGAGCCAAGTGTTGGGCGCTGACAGCCAAGGTAGGACCATTTCTGACCGACTAGACCGTGTGGAACACCAACTCTGGGAAAATGGTGGCAGCTCTTTGGCGGATCGAGTCAACAGCATCGAGACCCATGTTGTGAAGATGTCAGCAGAGACAGAGCTTATAAAGGACATAATTTTAGCTAAAAATGGCCTAGATCTAGGCGGTCTCAAAATGACTGAAGAGCCTCTTCCAGTGCGAAGAAAGCCTCGAAAAAAACCAGAATAGTTTAAATATTGACTTGAATGTTGATAAGCTATAAAATGACGAAATAGACAAAATGAAGGAGCACATGTGTCCCTATCCAAAAAGCTTTCTGAAGCGCAGTCAGAGTCTTCAAATTTAAAATGCAAAGTGGGGCGGATACTTTCTAAACTGCCCTCTAAAGACGTACAGCTTTTGAACGAAGTGATGGCAGTGTCTTATGATGACCCCGCTAGCGTGTCTAATGTAACTTTATCCCAACTTATGCGTGAAGAGGGGTATGATGTATCAAAGAGCTCCTTTGATCGTCATAGGGGAAAGATTTGTACATGCTATAGGAAGGTTCAGAAATGAGCCTAAGCGAACGCTTAGAGAAACTAGCTTCACCCGGAACAACCGGATCTGACATTAAATCTTTAAATATTCCAGAAGATTGGCGTCCAAGAATGGACGTTGATTCCTCAAGGGGTGGTTTTGTAATTTCGAAACCACGCCCGTCATCGGAGATTCCAGATGCAAATGCAATCCTCCAAGAGTTCGGACTTGATCCCGAAGATTGGACAGTGTCGTCCATGCGCCGCGGGAAGTGGCAAAAATATGACGGAGAATTTCTCGAGTCAGTACGAGTAAATCTGACTCCAAACAATGCTTGGGCAGATCGAGAAAATGCTTTAGACGCAGAAAAGCTTATTGACGAAATTAAAAAGTGGCGTCCAGAGCGAGGCATAAAACAGCACACTGGTAAAGGTGCATATTTAGTGGCACCTAGCGATCAGCAGATTGGTAAGAAAGCTCAGGGTAACGGAACTCAACAATCTATTGATCGAATTCTTGCTGGAACACAAAAAGCAGTTAGCAAATTCGAAGCATATAAGAAGATTGGTTTAGATCTAGGAACTATTGTCTTGGCACTACCAGGCGACCACGTAGAGGGAATTGTTTCTCAGGGTGGACGCCTACAAGGTCAAGCTGCATCAGACTTAGGACTGACCGAACAGGTACGCGTTGCTCGACGTCTTCTCATGTCTCAGATTAAATCTTTTGCTCCAATGGCGGAGCGCATGGTTGTCCCCGTAGTAAACGGAAATCACGACGAGGTAACTCGCCAAGTCGCTGCAGATCCTGCAGACGGATGGAATGTGGAAATTGCATCTGCTGTTCAGGATGCGTGTGCAGAAAACCAAGCTCTGTCGCATGTTGAATTCCGCTTCCCTGCGTCGGGACACCAGACTCTCGCTGTGGATATCAATGGCACGATGCTCGGACTTTTCCACGGCCACCAGATGAGTGCAAACAATCCAGAGAAGTATTTACAGCAACAGTCTCTGGGGCAAACAGCCCTTGGCCTTTGTGATGTATGGATCTCTGGCCACTACCACAACTTCCGCACAATGGATATCGGACACCGCTTGTGGTGTCAGTGTCCAACCACAGACCCGGGATCAGAGTGGTACCGCGACCGTGCTGGTGCAACTTCTAACGCTGGCCTACTTACTATGGTTTTGGGAGGGGACTTCAATCCTCGAGAATTTATCAGCGTTATTACAGTGGAGTAGATATGAAAGTAGCGGTATACGCTATAGCTCTAAATGAAGAGCAGTTCATCCCCCGCTGGGTAGAGTCCGCTAAAGAAGCCGACTATATTTTATTGGCTGATACTGGATCAACTGACACCACCACTGAACTAGCTGAATCATTAGGTGTCCACGTCTATAAGATTAAAATTGATCCGTGGCGCTTTGATGACGCTAAAAACGCGGCTCTAAACCTTCTACCGCCAGATATAGATGTAGCAGTGTCGCTTGACATTGATGAAGTTCTTGTTCCAGGGTGGCGAATGTTACTAGAGCAGTCGTGGGAATCAGATGCCACGATTTTGAATCACAGATACCGACATAACGGTGGGTCATTGCAGTGGCATTCTAAGATACATGCTCGTCACAACTGCAAGTGGGTGGGAGCAGTACACGAGACACTGTCTTGGTCAATCCCAGAGAAGGCCCTCTGGAGTGAGCACATCCTATTGGACGAGTGGCAAGACACCGCAAAGAGTAGACGCAGCTATTTAAATCTCCTGCACAAGAAGATCAACGAGGGGGACGAGGATTGGCGTACAAGATATTTTCTAGCTAACGACTACCAAGCTATTGGAAATCTAGATGAGGCCATTGATTGGCGCTCCGAGAGCTATGCCAAGTGTTTAGATGGCCCAGTTGTGAAGTCATATATTGCAAAGAACGTTGCCCTGAACTACAAAATGCAAGGCGATCTAGAGTCAGCTAAGTCATGGCTTGGTCTAGCCTACAAGCAAAGCAAAGAACGCGAAACTTTGTATGAAATCTCTAAGCTATACTCCTTGACTGGGGAGCACCAGACCGCTCTTAAAGCTGCCTTAGAGTGTTTAGAAGTTACTGAACGCCGAGACGGATTTACTTACTCTGCAGAAGCATGGGGAAGTGGCCCGCATGATATTGTTGCAATTTCTGCATACTACTGCGGAGATATGGAGTTGGCTCTTAAGCACGGCGCACTCGCACTAGAATTAGACCCAGACAACCCGAGACTTATTGAAAACATGAAGTGGTACGAAGGATCAAATGCGTAAGGTAAGAACCTGTGTATATGCAATTGCTCTAAATGAGATCAAGCATGTAGACAAATTCATGGATGCAAACGAGGGAGCAGATCTTGTTCTAGTCTGCGACACCGGATCAACAGACGGCACCGTAGAACGTCTACGAGAGCGCGGGGCAGTCGTTTATGAGATTACTCAGAAGCCGTGGCGTTTTGATGTTCCTAGAAATACAGCCTTAAGTCTCATTCCAGCGGACATTGATATCTGCCTATCAATCGACTTAGACGAGTATCTACAACCAGGCTGGGCAGATGCAATAGATAAGGCTTGGCAAGAAACCAACGGAAACATTGATCGCATCGCCTATGACTACATCTGGAACTGGAAAGAAGATGGGGTAACTCCAGGCATTCAGTTCTATGCTGACAAAATTCACGGACGTTTTGGGTACCGCTGGCGTCAACCTTGCCACGAGACTCTTTACTGGGAAATGGATCGACCAGAGAGTCGAGTAACTATCCCAGAGGTAATTCTGCACCACAGGGCTGACCCGAGCAAGAGCCGAGGTCAGTATCTTCCGCTGCTAAAACTTGCCGTAAAAGAGACACCAAATGACGATAGAAGCGCCTTCTACTACGCCAGAGAGCTTTTCTTCTATGCTCATTATGAAGAAGCTGCTAAAGAATTTAAAAGGCACCTATCAATTCCTAGCGCAACTTGGAGGCCAGAGCGAGCGGCGTCAATGCGCTACCTTGCTAAGTGTGAGCCAGACAATCGCTCTACATGGTTAGTCTCAGCTATAGATGAAGCCCCGGGGCGTAGGGAATCACTAGTAGAGTATGCGCAATTTTTGTACGAAGAAAAGAACTGGGCCGATTGCTACGAGGTTTCGCTGGATGCTCTTAGGATCAAAGAGAAGCCATTAGATTATCTTTGCGAGGACTTTGCTTGGGGAGCATTGCCAAATGACTTGGCTGCTATAGCAGCGTACAACTTAGGTATGTACGAAGAGGCTTTGATTTATGGAAAAGTTGCAGTATCCCACGAGCCAAATAATGAACGACTTAAAAACAACCTAGAATACTACAAGATGGCAGCTAAGACTTCTTCTTAGTTTTTAGCAGGTGAAACGCCTCTACGGCATTAGCACTTGTTCTACTCTGCCACGAGAAACTACACTCCACGCACTCAACTAGTTTCATAGTTGCCCAGCGTCCACCATTAGGGCGATTAACTGTCTTAGTTATAAGTTTGTCAGTCTTTGACCTACAGGCTGGACACAGCGGCGGGCGCTTGTGACGCATTTCTTGGCCCTGCCAATTAACAGACAGGGTTCTACGTATCTTTTTAGGTGTTAGTCCACCCCAAATTCCCCATATTTCTTTATTCTCTAGAGCCATCTTTAAACAGTCTCTTTTGACCGGACATGAGTCACAGATCTTAAGGGCCGGAACTTGCTGAGCGGGCTTGTTCAAGAAAAAGTTTTTAACTTTATCTCTGTAAATTGGCTTAGAGCACTCAGCATCTTCATACCATTCAGGTGTATCTATCAAAAGTCAAAAATCCTAACCCAAGTAGTTCGAGCAAATTCTGACATAATTTCTCCATCAGAAGTTGAACCATTTTCATCACATTCGTGAAGATCCTCTACTTCGTTAGAATCTACCGATCCAGAGTACCCTTGCCAAGTATCTCCATGATCAATGAGAAAGTATCCTTCTCCTAAAGACGATACAATCCCCTCACGTTGAATTGCCGACGCTAAGGCACGGCGGACGACTTCATTGTCCATATCAACATGATCTTCGGTATAGAAAATCGGATAATCACCAAATTGGTTGTTTGGGGTGTCCCAAATAAACCAAAGCGATTCGCCAATTCGAGAATCTTTCATAAGAAAGATTTTACAGTTGAAGTTTAATTATTTCGTGTTAAGTACCGTAAATTACAAATTTACTTTGGCCAGACGTATTCGTAGGTTTCTGGCTTTTTACCAGTATCTTCGTCCCAATTAAATTGCGAATACCATTCATAATCTTTAGTAAGTAGTGCCAATCGATGGCTTGCAGCTACTTCTTTGAATAGCTTCATATCAGAGATCCAGTGCGGGTTAGTAGATACCGAAGAGGCTAGTAACCCTTTAGATAGAGCGACCTTAATTGTTTCTTTAGCCTTATCGCCAATAGTTGATTTGTAGCCACGACGCTTCCACTCATCAACCATAGCTTGAATGTATAGATATAGAGCCATTTCATGGCCACGCCACATCTTGACAGCCGGGTGGTTTACCCAGCCTTTGGGGGCGCGGTAATTACCCTGAGGATCTAGCTCAAGGAGAGTCATCAAAATCTGCCAGCCTTCGAGGGCTTGCTTGTTGAGACGGGCACGATCTAGCGTGCGAGCGATATCTTCAAAAGAAGAAGTAAGCGGTACAAATGTTTGCATAAAAACACTGTACCGCTTACGTTAAATTTTGTCAAATTAATTTATAGTGGTTTTAAAATGTTATGTTTGACAGCACCAAAAACAACCACCTCAAACTCACCATCTGGCTCGGGGGCATCATCCTTAAGTTCATATGTCTTGACTTTTAGTTCTAGATCAACAACACTTTTGGCGTCTTCGGGAGACACTTCCATAAACCTAGAGATTTCTTGATAGGCCTTAGTTTTGGCGTCTTCTAGAGTGTTTGCATAGACCCTAACCTCAAAACTGGTTCGCATTATTTAATCCTTTTTTCCAGTTTGTATGGTGAGTAGTGGACACCATCTAGGTCTGGAGTCTTACCGTCCGTTGACCTAAAGATAACATCACCATAGCGAACAGCAGTTACCTTTCCACGGCGGCCATTATGAACCACGCCAGTCTTGTCACTAAACGCATCAATCAGTACTCGAACCTCATCGCCAACATTAATTTGACCAGGCTGAGCAGGAACCCAGATCTCGTCTAGTTTAGGCTCTGGATCCTTCGCTAATTTACCTAGAGCTAGTCGACTAAAGATTTCGATGGTTTCTTTAGAAATATTCTCTGATAGATCTCCAAGAGAGTCCCATGTTTGTAGCAACCTAAGAATAGCTTTTCCAGATCCTACACGAACCTTGGCTTCTTCTAGTTGTTGTCTTACCCACTCATCATTTACTTCAGGCATTTTGTTCTCCTTTATAGTTCAATACTAGTGCAATTTTTTGCTTTAATTCAGAAAAGCTAAGCGCGTTATCCTTATACGCTTCTAGCTGCCTCTGTGCTAACTCCTTACGCTCAGCTGGAGTCATGTCTTCAATTTGGTAGGGCAATACCGCCCAAGACGGGCCTAGGGCCTTAGACTCTGTCCATTCAGTAGCTACCGGAACGCCAGAGAGTAGCCCCTGAACATAACGGTAGCTCCACCACGTACCAACGTTGCGGTCCGCTGGTGGGACAATAAGACCAATTGAGGTACGAAGCAAAGCTTCTGCATGGACATCATTAAATGATTTTCCGAGCTTCAGTTCATTAAATTCCATAGCTACAGTTCTGCTAAGCTTTCCGGCCCATTTAGATTTGAAACTATCGACAGACCAAGGAGCATCGGAAATCTCTCTATAATCCGGGTTTTTATTGTTTAAAAAGTATCCGTCTAAATTTAGCCCGAAAGCGTCAGTGACATGGGGGAGGTGATCAGAAATCAATTCACTCTTACGGGCCGAGTCGTGCCAAGGAAGTTCTGGATATACTACTTTTGGCCACTTCTCGGTAAGAAGCCTCTCGGCTACTCGCTTGAAGCTAGATAGTGTTTTGTAGGTGTCGGCCTGCTTATAGCCCGGGCGCTTAGAGTAGAAACTACTCACTAAGTAAGTAGGGTCTTTACTGATAGCAGATAGCCCAGGGGCATACTGCCACAGCTGCGGGGAGTCCATTATCAGACGAACATTAGTCCAATCGTAGACGGTATCTAGACACTTAAGGGTTCCGTAGATCATGTTGGCACTCATCGAAGTAGGTGGAACCATGCCAATAAAAATGAAATCATACTGGGAAAGATATTCCTCGTCCCATGCTAGAGACGGCGCTTTCCACTCGATTTCAGCTTCTGGATATAGATCTCTAAACACTAAAGAAAATGCAGTGTAAAAAGTCTTGTTTGAGACATCTGTCGGCACCTTACAGTGGGCGGACAGCATTCCAGTAAATAGTACTTTCATCTTAACCCTTTATAAATAAAGAGGGGGTGCCTATAAGACACCCCCTCGATACTTTTATTTAGAACGGCTCTTCTGATGAAACAGGAGCCGCAGGTGCTGGTGCAGGAGCAGGTGCTGGCGCTGCGTTAGCAACCGATGGTCCGTCAAACGGAGTGGCTACTGGAGCGGCAGGAGCAGGTGCTGGTGCTGCAGCTGGAGCAGGTGGTACTGGTGCTCCCGCAGTTGCATCGGCCACTAGGCGGAAGTACTTGGTAATCTCGTTGCTGACAGTACCATTGTAGGTCTTCTTGCCTAGCGTTCCGCGGAACGAACGACCTAGTAGAGCCTGCTCGATCTGCGCGTTGCTTGGGTTGGACGTGGTGAAGAAATCACGAGGTAGACCTAGGGACTCCATCTTCGAGAAGAAGATAGCCAATGCCTTTGGGTTCTCAGGTGATACGGTCAGGTTGTCCCAGACACGACGCTTTGCGTGTGGGCCACCCTGAACCTCGGTGGTGATACTGAACATAGTCTTACCAGACTGAGTGTTCTTAGCCTTTGATTCGATAACCTTTAGTTCGTAGTCACCATCAGGTAGTGGCTCGTAGCTAGTAGGTTCTCCAGCGTCCTTGATTAGGTCGCTCCAATTGAGTGAACTCATGATTTTCCTTAGTTACTTGTTTTCTTTGTGGTCTTTGTCTTTTCGCCAAAGATTACATCGAGCATGCGTTCGACACCAAGGTCTCCCTGCTCGACGATTTTTCCTAGACGACCCTGGACGCGTTCTCCAGCTTCATATTCAGGTGTGCGCTCAACGTACATGCGTCGCACCTTGTATGGAGGCTGCAGTGGGTCCGGGTTAGGGAACTGCTCCACTGTGATTGCGCCCAGAATGTCATAGAAGTACGGGGCCTGAATTGCTAGCTGACCCTGTAGATAAGGACGGTAAACGCCGTCCTGACCCTTACGTGCCATAGCGGTCAGAACTACAGCCTCGAGAGGCTGAGTTGGGTGCATTGTCAGGTCACGAAGATCACGAAGTAGCGCGCCCATGTGACGAAGCAATTCGCCCCACTGTTGCATCTTCATCTGTTCGGTTCCTGCAATGTTGTCCATGCACTTGACCTGCAACTCAGAGATTGAGTCAATGATCAAGGACTTGAACTGGTGCTTCCCACTCTGAAGCCACTGGAAGGTCTTGAGGACTACATCGTAGTCACGAACCTGGACCACAACAGTGTCCCAAGTTCCATCAGCAACCGGTGGTTCTTCGCGAATAGGGTCCCAGTACTTGACGGTGATCGGGAGGAAACGGTGTCCACCCTCAACGTCAAGCATAAGACGTGGGTAAGGAGCTGTAACGGCAAAGGTTGACTTACCAACCTTCGATTCGCCATAAACCATAATTGTTAAACTGCGATCGACTTCCGACATTCTTACTCACTTCCTTTCTTTTCTTCGATTCCGTAATAACCGTAAGGGTCGGCGACCGCAAACGCATCGCTAATTGCTGCTTCAGCTGCCGAACCATCGTCAACCAGCGGGCAAATAGAGAAGAATTGGCATTTCCACTTGCAGTCACGAGACGGCTTTGGATATGCAAGCTTGTAGTGGCTTTCACCAGCATCTAGACCATCGCGTACACGTAGAATGTCTTCGAGTGTACCCTCTAGGCGCTGATAAAACGAGCGTAGAGTAAACGCATTGTGGCGAACCTCGATCTGGTCATAGAACGGTGGCTTAGCGTAAGCACCGCGCTTAACCTTACGAAGCATGGTAAAGATTCCGCCCTCTGAACGCTCACCCTCCTTATTCTGAGCCTCTTCGAGAACCATGTATGTTAGGACCTGCTCGTTCATGTGAGCAATGGATCCAAAGTCAGCAAAAGAGCCGCCGACTGTCTTGAAGTCACGGAACATACGAACGCCATCAATCTTGCGACGAACACGCATGTCAATCTTCCCCTGAAGGGTTACGCGACCATCCATCATTGGACGCTCGATAATTTCTTCCGTGGAAATCATTTCAAGTTCAGCATCAATACCCTCGAGCTCCATCCACTCTAGGTAGCCCTCTAGCATTACACGACCAAGCTCAGCTTCGGTCTCTAAACTAGTGGTGTCACGAAACTCGTCAGTAAGAGTCTTCATATCTGCAGCAACCAGCTCAGAATGGATCTGCAGTAGGTCACGCTCCATATTGGAGGTGTAGTACTGATCTAGGGCTTCGTGGATACGAGAACCGAGTGCTAGCGCCCCAGTAAAGTCCTTAACCTTTGGCTGTAGGCGACGATAGTAGGTAAACCACCACCGGCGACGGCAGTCCTTAAAGGTCTGAATCTCGGAGTTAGAGATGCGAATAGGGTTAGTCGTCATTATAGAGTTGCCTTGCTTTCTTTAAGCATTTGGAGCAGCTGGTGCTTGTCACGGACAATCTGCTCAAAATTGTCAGCTTTAGTGTCTAGGGCCTGGATTACACGCTCTTCGACAGTCCCCTGAGTCACGTAGTCGGTGATGATCACTGAATCGTGAATTTCAGAGCCAATGCGGTGAACACGGTCCAAGGCCTGCTTGTAGTCAACAAGAGACCATGGCCTTTGAAGCATAACAAGGCGACGCGCTGTTGTCAAGGTGACGCCAACACCACCAGCCTGAGCAGTAAACAAAATCCACTTAGTCTTTCCAGACTGGAAGTCATCAATAGCCTTCTGGCGATCATCAGCACTAATTGAGCCAGTAATCAATCCGTGAGCAATACCTTCCTTGGTAAGACGAGCACTGAGGATTTCAATTAGTTGGCGAGACACGGCACAGACTGCAACAGAGTCGTCACCAAAGTCACCATTTTTCATATCATCCATAAGAGCATCAACCTTACAAGAAGGGTCTGACAAAATAAGGCTTTCTTGCCCCGACTCATCAATCTCGATAGTCGCGTAAGAGCTGGCAAACTGTAGTAGGCGCAGAGCCTGAGTAAGCGGGTTAGGAGCAACAACTGCATCTCCAGGGGTGCCATCAGGGGCCTCAATTAGAGCAATCATGTTATCAAGCATCTGCTTATAAGCCTTAGCCTGCTTAGCACCCATCTCGACGTCACGACGCTCTGTCATTACTTCAGGTAGCCATGGCAACACCTTCGCCTTAAGCATACGGCGCATGCGCGGATTAATAGCTGCGTAGAACTCTTGCTCCATATCTGGCTTCACGCCGAGGACCATCATTCCACCGAATGCATTGAGCATAGTGTTGATCATGCGGTCAATCCAGCGAGTCTTGCTTGGCCACTCCTCTGGAGAGATCCAGTGAAGAATTGGCCAAAGATCTACAACGTCATTGGCAATTGGAGTACCAGTTAGTGCATAGCGGATATCCGCTTCGCCAGTCGCGGCCCAGAGAGCGCGGGTCTGCTTAGACTTAGGGTCTTTAGAGCGGTGAATCTCATCGGCAATAACAGACTTGAAGTCAATGGTGTTTAGTTCACGGCGGTGCACTTCACAGCGAGCAGGCGTAATGCGCGAGTCATGCCCGTCACAATCTTGGCATCGAGCCAAAGCAATTGAGCCATAAGGAGCAAGACGAGAGTGGCTACGCAACGACTCCCAGTTGATTACATAAACTTCTGCTTCACTCTCAAACTGAGCGCGACGTTGAGTAGCAGAGCCACCAATAACGGTGACATTTACTCCAGGCCACCACTTATCAAACTCGCGCTCCCAGTTTTTCTTGAGCGTGTTTGGGCAGACAATTAGTGCCGGAAATACAGCTTCACCCTTGTCGTGTAGGCGCTTCAGAGAACGAATAGCCTGAGCAGTCTTACCAAGTCCAGGTTCATCAGCAAGAAGAGCACGGCGAGCAGTACTTAAAAATTCAACTCCAGCGCGCTGGTGAGGAAAAAGATCCTGATCTCCGTCTTCCATCATGTCTACATCGCGTAGGTGGTTAGACGGATCAATGCGGTTAAGCTTTTCGTTCTTAGCCCACTCGGCCAAGCGAGGGCCGATCTCAAGGCTCTCCTTAAAGGTAGAGCGCAAGGCTAGACATCCAGCCCAAGACGCAGCTAGTCGCCAGACGCCTTCCTTAGAGTTCCAAGTAGCGCCAGGAATGCTCTTGCACAGCTCTTTTAGACGCCACTCGGCGTTAATAATGATGTCTACGCCAGATTCCTCTAGCTCAACAAAAACTGACATTTTTATCCTTTGCGTCTTTACGTATATTTATATTATCAGAAAAAAACTTTGTCAAGTTATTTTTTTGATAATAACTAATTTAATAATTGTACTGGTTTCCAACCAGACTTAATGCACCTTAGCAGACCGTGTCGGATTGCGTCAAGTGCGTGGCCCTCGCCACCCTTGTGCCAGTAGCCAAGCTTCTTCAACTTTTCGTTAGAAAACATGGCCTTTGCGTCTGCAGGACTCTGAAAATAGATATCATCAGCTGCTCGGCCAACGTCCATGAGGCATTGCTTGAGGATACCAATCTGCTCCAAAGAAAACGGAGCCTGAGAGTTCTTTACGGTCTGAGCATTGATAGTAAAGCGCTCACAAACCACCTCTAATTCGCCCTGTACGGTCGCCAGAGAGGCTCGAATTGGCGCTGCGTATTCGTGCTGTTGGAACTCTCCAGACCACTCTAGGATCGGCTCAGAGCCTGATTTTAGGCTAAATAGTGCCATCCCGGTGGCTTTCCCGGGATCAACGGCCAAGATATATTTCATTAGTACTTTTCTCCCCAATTTTCTAGAGGTCCATCAACATCAGCCGTGAGGGGCACGGCCCAGCCCTCGCGAGTTGTCATACATTCTCGCACTAACTTCTTAATCTCTTCTACGTCTTTACGAGGTGCATTTAGCACAATTTCATCGTGTACGGGGACAATTAAAAGGTCAGTCAAATCTGCCTGATCTAGCTTGATGAGGTTTGACTTGAAGACTTCAGCTGCGCCACCCTGAATTAGGTAGTTAACAAGGGTATAAACGCGGTCTTCATCGCAAGGTAGGCGACGTCCAGTCCAAGTATTGACATAGCCCTGACCCTCTGCACGTAGGCGGCGCATTCCGATATCTTCTACCTTCTTCTGGAACAAAGACATTCCAGGGAATCGATCATCGAACGCATTCGATACCGCACGCATCTGTTCCTCTGGAACTCCAGCAGTCAGCGCCTGCTTAGTAACACCAGCACCGTAGAGGCGTCCATAGACCACACCCTTGATCAGACTGCGGCGCTTATCAGACTTCTGCATGGTCGGATCAGCATAGATCTCACGACCAATTTCGGTAAACGGGTCAGAGCCAGTTGCGTCAGCCATGTTGAATAGGTTGATTAAGTTTGCATCTTGAGATAGAGACGAAAACATACGGAACTCGACTTGGTCAAGGTCCGAAGTGACAATGACATGGTCCTCATCTTTAGGTAGAAACGCACGGCGTACAGTGTCGTCACCCTTTGGAAGGGTCTGTAGCGCGGGGTTCTGAATAGACATACGTCCAGTACGAGCACCCATGGTCTTAACAGATGGGTGTACGAAGCCACTAACGTTATCGTTGATGAAGTTGAGAAAGTATGTGTTAGCAAGCTTGTCTGCTTTTCGTTGCTTGAGCATCGTGTCTGCTAGCTGCTTAACTTCCTCGGAGCCGTGGATAGTAAATAGCTTTAGCTGATCCTTGGTTAGTGATTTCTGACCGCTAGGAGTGGTCTCGGTAATCTGAGAACCTAGCTGCTCTTCGAACACTCGCGCCATCTGAGGGTTGCTTGTTACTGAAGCATTGTATGTTTTCTGTACCCAGTCTTTTACCTGCTCGGTGTATTGAAGCAAGTCATTAAATTTTTTCTGCGAGTAATCCAAATCTAGACGAGCACCATTGAGCTCCATCCGAGTCACGATACGGCGAGTATTCATCTCTAATTCATAGGCCTGCGAGTATGGACGCCCGGGGGCACACTTTTCCCAAAACTGCTCGAAGAGACGCATGGTAAGAATTGTGTCAAGAGCACCGTAAGACCAATAGGGCGCAAAGGTTGTTGGTACGGTGCCCCAAGTCCACCCATTCTCAGCGAGCCCGACATCTAACTGAGTCTGTAAATAAGCTGCGTGTCGATCTACATAGCGTTCGGTTAATGGCTTCAACCCACCCTGACCTAGAGGATCAATCAGCTGAGCCATAATCATAGTATCGTGCGAACGGTGCCAAGGCATACTCCATCGCGACTGAATTTCGAACCACTTAGCTTCGAAGGCAATATTGTGGCAAACAATAGGGCCGTCAAATTTGTCCATGGCTTCGTAAAAAACACCAGCCCACTCATCCCAAGGAATTGCCCACCCCGTCATTCCGTCGCCAACCTGAGCTAGGCGTAGACGCCCATGCCAAGGCGATAGCGCGTGATCGCGGGGGTTGCCGGGAAGTTCTCCGGTCTCGGTGTCAATAGCAATGGCATTTAGTGGACGCCTCTCTCCAAGCCAACTAATAAACTTAGACGCTTGTTCGGCACTGTCTACCAGCTCTAGCTGAATGCCTTCTAGTCCTGCCATATAAATCCTTTTCGATAGGAGATTTATATTAGCAAAAAACCCTAGTCTTTGCAACTAGGGT